GTGTATGTTTTCATGATAATAAACCTCTTTTCTATAATTCCCAATAATCAACAATATTATTATGAGCCTTAAACAAGTCAATCATGATACATAATCCTTTATAAAATCTATCAGCGAATATATAACATTGATGTGTTGGCGTGTAAATTGGCTCATTTTCATAAAGCAAAAATTCGCCTTGATTGTTCTGTAGTTTAACTCGGTATAAGTCTTGCTTGACATAATACCGCCGTAAAACACGGTTGTTTTTATCAAGCAATACATAAAATTCTTTATCTTCGCTATCACATGGATAATAAGTAATAGCATTTTTAACAAAACATAAACGGCTATTTTCTTTTAATCTGTGATATTTTTCTTTTGTAATCGGTTTAAACTCAACCCACTTCAATCCATAGTATACTTTGATATTATTCTCTTGTTGTTTCATATGTTCCCTCATAAGTGATCACTGCTAGTTATATTCCACGGTTAAACATAAACGGTCTAACCGTGGTTAAAAATTCTAATGTTTATAATGTTTGTTTACTCCGTTGTATGAAAACAACGATTAAACTTAGTAAAACTAAAGCCATATAAATATATTCCCCTTTCGATTAATAAACAATTATAGGTATAACTCATCAAGATAATATAGTAAATCAAGATACCTATTAAGGTGTTTTATAAAGTCATTTAAATCAATATATTCCTTTCGTGTTCCCTTTGCGGTAACAAAACAATAATGATTACCTTGCACGAATATATGAATATTATAGTCATGATATAATAACGTATGTATTTTGTTGTATTGTACAAAGCTATAAAACATATAACTTTCTGCATATGTTAGTATTTCATAATCTTTTGACATATCACATATAAATGCATTTAGGTTTACAACTTTATGTATATTATCTTTTGTTTTCATATGTTTTACCTCTAGCCGTAAAAATCGATACATTTTGAATATTGTAAATTGTATTCTATATAGTCATAATATTTTTTGCGTTGCTCCTCTGTTCCGTATCTATCCATACCGTCACACCACGTCCATTCTTGCCATTGAATATATAAGTTATCATCGTATGTGAAAGTACTATAATACATGGCGTTATAGTCTAATTCGATAAAACTAGGCAAGTCTAAACACAAACTATTGATATATTCATCTATATAATCATAGAAATTATCATAAATTGCATACTCTTCATTTTCTACGCCGTCAATGACATCACAAATTGCTTTATCTTCAATTAGTATGTTGAAGACCTCTAATTGTTCATCGGTAAAACCTTGCAAACGTTCAAGATTATCACGAATACATTCGTTTTCATTTTTTAAAATTCTGCCATATTTTAATAACTCTGTAAATTCCATTTGTTTTTACCTCTTTTCTTTTTCGTTTACATAGTACCGTGTCGATCACTACCGCTTATAATACATTATTTTTCTAAATCTTCGATGAGTCCTATCTCTTCACCTCTTGCAGTATAATAATATTGGCAACAATGTTTATATAGTGCTTGTGTCTCTAACGCTAGATATTCGTTTTTCATATACTTATCAAACATATCACAAATTAATTTATCAAAATATTTAAAATATTCTTGTAACTCATCGTATAACGCTATAACCTCTTTTTTTTCTATAGATGTCAATAAATTATATTGGCTTAAATTAAAGCCGTCATGGTCGAAAATTTTAGATTGAATGTTTTCGCCGTTAAATTCCACGTTAGGGAATATAAAGCGAATGAGCAACGGCAATTTTTTAAGATTTTTTATAGTCATTTCTGACGGCTCGCCGTGATAACAATACTCCAACGGCGAAAATTCTAATTGAATATTTTCATCTTTTATAATATATTCGATAATATCACTTACCAATTCTTCGAATACACCATAGCGAACAAATTCAGAAATAAAACTATTTTTAATTTCATCTTGTATATCTTTTGCCAATTCATTAAATGTATACACCATTATATCTTTTGTTGTATTGATTTTAATTGTTTTCATAAGTTTAACCCCTTTCAATGATACGATGTAATTGTTCATTATCTACTTTAATAATAGATAATGGTTGAAATTCTTCATTGAACAAATTTCTATATTTTGATGTTGTATTACTGTAATATTTTTTATCAGTATACATTGTATCATTTTTAACGTCATACACCGATATTAATGTTTTATAACTTTGAAATGCTACATAATCATTATAATATAGCTTGAATTGATTAGGAATATAATTACATCGTGCACTCATCATATTTTCAATTTTCATTTTTTTTATCCTTTCATTTCTGATAATACTGTATATACTCTATTCATGAGATATACCATAGATACGGCGAATAACACTCCACACAAATTCTTAATGATTAATAATTCCATAGGCTACAACCTTTCTATAAATAACCTCTTTTGATGGTCTTATTGTCTCATATCTGTAATATTCTGTACAATAGTTTTTGTCTATGGTTGCCATAGCTTAAAGCTATGGTGGTATACCGTTATATACCGCTATACAATAGATATATATAAATACCATAAATTCCCTAATTTGTCAAATTTTGATAAAAACCCAGCGTAAATGAGAATGTCTCTCAATAAAACGTTCAAATATTTGAGTTATACGGTGCGTGTAAAACTTTTCGCTTATGATTATATGCAAAAGATCAAAAACGCCGTACAACGCAAATAAATCAATTCTATAGGGTATGTCTAAATGAGAATACGGCGAATGTCTTTTATATGCATACATAAGTAATATTTTTGTTTGTCTATGGTGTACACCGTTGTATATCGAATGTTTTCAATGTATTATTGACAAATGTTATCATTATCGGTTGACATCAAAAATTTTCGATATGGTTTTTGCAGCTTGCGGTCGTACAATAAGATTGTATGCAATCGAATTTCACGCAACGGATTTTTTCATTTGAATATGTGTTCATATGAATATACGTTCATTTGAAAAACATATGAATATATGCTTATGTGTTCAAATGTCATGTATTACTAAAACGCATGCATGAATGGTCTTTCATGTGTATAAACGGTTGTATGCAATTCAATTGTGCGGTCTTGCAGGATTTATCGTATTGAGAATATTTCTCAATTAAGCTGCGGTCTATGGTCGTGTCTACTATATAAAGACAAAAGCAATACATATGTACACCAAAACGAACAACCGCCACACAGCGACAAAATGCATATGTTATAAAATCGTGTATTTTCGCTTGTATGCTCGTGTACCACTATAACGTATAATCATAAGGGGAACACTTGAAAAACGCCGTATAACTCAAATAATGCAACTTTTATTTGAGAACAATTATCAACTACGATAGGTTTTCTCATTTGTAGATGCTAATTGAGAATATAACGGTAAAATAAAAGGCGGTACACAAGTACCGCCTTTTATTTTATTCAAAATCTTCCAATTCTTCCATTAAATCACATTTATAGTCATCATCGACATTGTCTATTAAGTATTTTACATACTCATCTATATTGTTTTCAATGTCTTCAATAATTTCATAGGGGTCTACGTGTTCCCCTATGTTAGTATGGACTAAATCCAATAATACTTCCTCTAATTGATATTCTTGAGATAATTCGAGAATAGTTTTACTATTGCCGTCAGCGTAACCAATTAAAAACTCAATTAAATCTTGAGCGTTATATTCTTGTTCGATTGTAAAATACATCATAGTGTTTATCCTTTCTAATTCTGATAATGTGGCGGTAGTGATCACTACCGCCGTTATTTTACTGATTACTCAAATTCAAACTCCGAGCCTACTAGGTCGTGCCAAACAGATTTTTTCTGTTTTAGCGTTCCACCGTTAGCAATAATATTATAATTCTTGTAGTCAAAATCTGAAATCATGTTTTCATCTTGCCATGTATCAATTAGATACATTATAGCGTTTGTCAGTTGCTCGCCTTTGCTCATGTTACACCTCGAAAGATAAACCATAGTTAACTTTGAAAAATCTTTTTACAGTTGACTCTTTTAGACTGTTACAACAGTATAAGCCATTGTAACCAAATGTAAAAAAGCCACCATTTTTTACGCTTTTCTTTGCTCGTGATTTTTCGTTTGGTGTTAACACTTCACATAAGACATAAGCCATACTATCCATGTCATTAAAGATAGTGTCTGACTGTTCAAGATTATTATCATAAAAATAATCTTGAATTTGTTTATATGGAATATACATATAAACACCCCTTTCAATATAAAATTATAAAAGACCTACGAAAGATATTTATCATCTTTCGTTACACTCATTATATACCTAGAGGGATAATCTGCATAATAGAAAAAATCTATAGCTAGTCATAGCTTTAAGTTATGCCCTACGCAGGCTGTACACATGAAATTAAATTGCATGCAATACAGTTGTACACCGTCATATGAATATGTGTTCATATGTTTAAATATATATATGATTGTATGCAACCGAATTGCACAAGGCTATATCGAAAGTTTTCGTTCTGTAACCCTTTAGTAATCTAAAGTTTTCAATCTAATTGAGATTTTTCGATATACTTTAGCTTACTAAAGTATTCGATTAGATAGAAAACTTTCAATGTATTAAATCGAACATCTGTTCGCTGGTTGCAGGCGGTCGTGCAGCTCGTGGCGAACACGTGTGCTGTCAATATGTAATGCCTTGAAAAAACAAATATATGTATAATAAAATATATAGAATATATATGTATAAAAAATAGGTGATATATATATGTATATATACATATGTAAAAATAGGTGGACATATATATATATATATAAAAACACCATGAGATAAACATATATGTATTAAAAAATTCCGTGGAGATATAATTGATTTAAACCGTTTATATGGACATAAAAAATCCATAGGTATATAAACATATGCAGACCACGTGAAACCCACAGCAAAACGCAAATAAATCGTTTTTATCGGTATTCTTGATGCGGTATGTCTCGTAGTTCTTTCGTTATGGTCAACAATCGACCGCACACGACAAAACATTCGTTCGTTTTATTGCTCGCTTGTCAAAGCGTAGCCATGGCAACACTTTTGTTCACATGATGCGGTCAATACAAATGATACAAACAATAATTATTATTCATATAGACAAACAAAAATATCCACCGAGGATATACCAATGCCGTGGACAAGTGTATAATGTATAAGCGTATATGCTGCGATTGTTTTATCGTTGACATATAAAAATACATTGGTATAATCGGTGGATGTTATTGTCATGAGTGTCAACGCATTTATTGCACACTTGATGTCACAACCCATTGATGGAAACGCATGATTGACTGTATCGTGGTACGTTTGGGGTTGTACCATGGTGACAAACATCTAAGGTAGACATCAGGTAAACATACAAATGTTGCTCCGATGGGCACTCGTGTACTAGCAGGTGTTTCCCATGAATGTCACAAATGGTTTTTCGTTTGTATTTGTATGGGAAATTCTTGCGTTTTATTTTTTGAAATCTTAAATTCTAATTTTTGGTTTTTAAATTTTTGGAATTGGGTTATTGGTTTTTGGTAATGCCACACAAGTCCTGAACTAAGAAGTTATAAGTATCAAGACATTGAATACCAATGTTGTTTGTTGACTCATTGACAAACACGTAGATTACATTTTTAATATATATTGTCTTTTCTGTAAATCTAGCGACAGTTCCAATATAAACGTTCTTGTCATTAGACTGTGCGATTACTAAATCTCCATTTGTAAGAGAGCCATACTTGGTTCTTAATGTGGTAACGGTCGGTAAATCGTCTACTAACTTCTCCACAGGCTTTCCATTAAATAGCATCGTACCAGACTCAATGAAATTTGAAGTCTTATTTTCTGGTTTTAAAAACAATGATTTTAAACACTCAATATTCTCTGGTGTCACTTCCAGTTTTAATTTTAGAACTCCCATGGAATCATTTTTGGTTTTCATTGTAGATTACTCCTGTTATGCAATTTGTCGATACACGACTTTGAGACCATCGTCAATATATTTTTTGAGTTCCCTTAGCTGCTTTACTTGGTCTTCATACAGTATTGGTTCTTCTATCTTTGTCAAGGGACTGCGAACTAAAGTCCCATTTTCGTATCTCATCAATAGATTGTGTAAGTGTGTTTTCGTTAAGGAGAACCATTCCTCTGTTTTAAAGTCTGAAATATTTTGTTTAAAGAACAACCCTATAGCTCTATTGTGAATGTTGTAATAAGCTACAGGAATAAAATCAAATTCATTAAACGCATAAAACTCGTGATATACACCCATTAGTCCTCCTGTGTTCGTTTTTGCAACTCTTCTACAACGGCTTGTAGCACTTGAATGTTGTTGTATACATGAGTACCACTATAGTAGAAAACTTGACCATACTCAGTATAAATATCAAATACAAATGTTTCATGAACAAAGATTGAGGCATCTATTTCTGATAATACATCTCCATAGCAATCTCGTTTATCTAGTTCTGTCACGATACTCAAGTCTCCAATTCTAACCAACTGTGGATAATCCAATTTTTTCAACAATTGCATAATCTGTTCACTCAAGTATGATTTATCATTTGACAATTCCATCGTTTTCACCTACTTTTTCTACCAATAAATATTCAATATCAGCAAAAGCCAATATCTGCAAGAAATATGTTGGGTCTTCTTTTGTATATAACTCATTAGTTTCTTTATTGGCTTGTCTAAAAGTGATTTTGTACATAAGTTATACTCCAGTGTTATTATCGACACCCTAACAACATAACAATCGTAAACATGATGCTGAATAGAACCAAAGTCACAGTAACACCCAATGGAATGTATCTAGTATTATGCTCGAAGCCACCAATAATGTCAACGGACTTTTGCCTTATGGCTTCAGAACACCATATATTCCAATATTTCTGGTCAGAAACATACCATTGTAAATCATACAGCTCACTACGAGTCTTCTTTAGTTTACATTCTAAGTCTTCAATATACTTGTCTTTCGCAAGAATTAATTGATTTTGTTGTTCAATAGTTTTATGCAGTTGTTGTGTTTCCATTTTAAACCTGTTTTTCTAAATGAGTTTTAAACAAATTCAAAAACTGCAACTCTACATCTAAGTCGTCAGACTGCTCGGTATCATACATGACTGCATCTTCAAGAGACAAGAAAGATAATCCATACGCATAACTTGTGAGTTCACCATCATTGCGAATAAACATCATTTTTGTATATGGGCGTTGGTCTCCAAAGAGTGATAAACTATGGGTGTAACAAATCATATGACCCTCTGGTAACGCAATAGAATACACCTCAGCAATCTGCTTGTGGATGTCTCCGATATAACTATAAATGGTTTCAATTGTATTGTCAATTTGTTTCAACAATTGTCTGCGTTTTGATTGCTTTTTCTGTTCCATTAGTTGTTCCTCCTGTGATAAGTCATTGTTTTCTTTTAAGGCTTTGTATACTTCTTCTGCTGCGGAATCGTAATCCCAATCCCATGCTTTTGCAGCGAGTCTTTTTGAAAATTCGTAATCTTCTTTGTCAATTTTGATGCCCTGTGATGTTTGTTTTCTAATATGTTCCGCTTGATTGTGACAATCTTTTGGAATATTTGCTAATGGGTGCATTATTTCTCCTCCTGTGGTGTTTCATGTTTATCTGCCAAAGAAATACATTTATCATACATTTTACCAATCTCAGATGTAACAAATGTAGTCATTTTGTCTAATTCTTTAATAACTTGTTTGACTGCCAGCAAGTCAGATTTTGTCAATTGTTCGACATCTGCGTTTGGCAATAACATCGGAATATCTTTGATTGTTTTAATGGTTTTCCATTCGTCTACTTGTTGTCGTAACATTTCAGTTGATAACGAATGTTCTTGAATGGCATCCATCAATAGCTTATAGATAGAATAACGCAAGTGTGAAACTTGTGGCTTTTCTGTGTCTCTGTCTGCCATGTTAGTTGCCATTCTGTCTATGTAGAGTGTCACCACAACGCCTGCCATTGTGTCAATAACTGATTGTTTTGTGATTTTTGTCATTATAATTCCCATCCTCCTGCTTCTAGTTCACGGTCAATCTCTTCTTGTTTTTGTTTCCAGTATACACGACTAAAATATGCAGCTTCACATGCTCGTGTACAATACTCTTGGTTTTTACGCTTTGGTGTAAACCAACGACCACATCCGTTACATTGCTTCATGTGTTTTTTACGTTCTTTTTCACGCTCGTAGAACGCAACCAAGAACTCTTGAGATACCGATGGGCTTGGTCGCCCATCGAAACAAGATTTATTTTGTAGAAATTCTGGTAGTTTAGACATTTTGTTACTCCCTATAGTTCATACACTTTGCGTACTTTAGATTGACCATTTTGGTTTGGGTCAAGCAATGCAGCTTCATAATTTTCAACGAATACTCTCAAGTTGATGTATGTATAACCCTTGTTGTTGGCAATCGCATCTTCCATCAATTGATGAGTCATTACGTTGAACATGCGACTCAATAATTGGACATTAATCTTTGATACATCCAAAGAGATTGTCATGTTAGACATCTCATTGTCAAGAATAACGATTTTGGCATCCTTTGCATTGAATACGAAATGACTTACGAATGTTGTTGTTGTGTCTGTACTAATTTTGAATAGCATAATTTTATTTCTCCTGTGTTCTAATAATGTCTCGAACCATTGCACAATACCACGCACACATTGGTTCTTTTAATAGTTCCGCCTGTTGTTGCCAATACTTTTGACAATCTTCAGGACTCAAATGTTTTTTCTTTTGTACCGCTTTCAACAGTTTTCTTCCTTTGTTGATACTGCGGACATACTTCTTTAATTCTTTCTCTGGGACTTGCATTTGTAAACCTCCTGTGATAAAAACCCCAGACTGTGTAATGTTTATCAGGTGTTTCTCTACCTGTTGATTACATTATATCATCTGGGTTTTTTTTGTGTCAACACTTAATTTGAAAAAATTTTGATTTTTTATTAAATGTCGCTTATTCCATATTTTTGTCTAAATTTAATCACTGGTTGCCATTCATATCCACTACCAACAACAGGGTATACTTGAATATATACTTTATTGTCTTCTTTTTTGACACGAATGTCATTACCAACTAAAACTTTGTCGTTGCTGTCAGGAGTGTAATTTGAGAATGTTTTATCCATAAGACTTAACGCCATGTTGACTTGGGTTTGAATATCAACTGCATTTTCTTCGGCTTCTTTTATGGTGGATGCAATTTGTGATAAATCATATGTGCCAATCTTTTTCCACAACCGAAAGTCACTCTCGCCAAGTGTATATCCTGTGGTACTGTTAAAACATCCGACTAGGCACAAATACTTATTTACATGATTGACAATGGCACTTCCGCCGTTTTTGTGTTGAATAATATCTCCAACTTTAAATGGTATATTAGACATCGTATTCCTCCTCATCTTCCTCATAGTCTTGCTGGAGTTCATCAACATATGTGACCTTACCCCAAATGTCAACATCGTAATCGTCATCAAAGTTGTAGGTATCAATGAATAAATCATCCAATAACTCTTCTGCTTTCTCATTGGCTTCCTGTAAACAGGATGCTGTAATGGTTTGTGTAACGGAATAACTTCCGTCTAGTTGAATCACATACTCTCGTTGTCTCATTTTGCATCCTCACATATCACTTTAGTAGTAATCAATAAAATAATCCACAAGATTGACAACTTGACGGATAACCAAAAGATGGTCATAGTGACTGCCATTGTTACACCAAGTAGACCAATTAACGATAAAATAAATGCGATGCCAGTCGCCAGCCATGCAAGTTTGCATACAATAGCAATCACAACAATGGCAACAACCAGTAGTCCACCGAATACAATCTTGAGTCCGTTTATAATTTTATTATCCATTATTTCACCTGTGTCTTTCTAAGCTCAGCAACAACTGGAGTCTTTGGTTTTTTCTTATGTGTAGTAAAGTCGCAAGAAACTTCTTTACAACCATTGCACATCCCTAGCATCTCGAGATTAACAATGGATGGGTACAAGTAATTCAACCGCTCGAAAATCAAACGAGCCACTTGTTGGTGTTCCGTGGACGCACGTTTGCATAACCGCTTTGGTAAATATTCCATCCATGTACGCAATGAACCACTTACGGTCATCGTTACGTTTGTTGCCAATGGCAACACATATGATGCAACTTGATATGGAACACCTGCATCAACCAATCGTCTGTACTCAAGAATTTGGTTCTCAATCAATTTATTCATAAGACGACCCATATCTTCAGTAATCTCTGGATGTTCCGTGGAATCGAACCATGTGGCATCTCCAAAGTTTGCTCCTCGTGTAGACTTCACGGTAAAAGACAGATGTCTATGTCGTGTGATTTGAGCCAAGCACTTTTGTGACATTTCAATGTCGAAAGAAACCATTGTATGTTCCAGTAAAGACAAATGTCCGCTTTGGACGGCTCTCACCAAGGCATCTTCTTTTAATTCCTTGCCATAACATTGACCCATGGCATGGGTTGCGGTATTAAGTGGTGTGTAATTCTGTAACTCTACTAGCATGAATACCTCCGTTAAAACATTTGAATTGCCATAAAGACCATCATAACAATAGTGAAAATCGTGAGACCAAAAAGCCATGCTTTAAGCCATGCGACCGTGCGTTTTAAACCCAATAATTCTCCATTGATATAACGAAATTTGTGTCGATTGTCAATATTTGTGTCAAACATATTAGATACCAAAAACTGCAAATCTTTGCGTAGAAGCTTAATATTATCTCTATTGGCAATCGAGCGTTGGTTTGCAGCAGTTTGACCACTCACCAATAAATCAATGGCATGAGTCCGTTGCTTAATCTTTTGTTCTATCTGTAGATATTTGTTTTTTAACTTTTGTATTAAGCTCATTTATTCCTCCTGTTTTTGAAATATCACCGTATATCCTGCAAGACCGTCTGAAGCTGTGAATGGCGTGACTGATACTACCAAATAGCCACAAGCCAAATAACTTTCTATGTTTTTCTGTAACCCATAATTTCCCTCTGGCAGAAATGTCCTTACTATTTGTTCCATGTTTCCTCCTGTATCTTAGCGATAAACGATGACATATTCCGCAGAACCACCATTGGCAAGACCAGCGGTAAACACGGAATGAAACTGCCAGCCATCTTCAAATAATTCATTCAATTGTTCTTCTGCGGTATTAAGAGAGTGTGTATATAGTAGAAAACATTTGTATTCCGTTGCGTGTTTTAGTTGCATAATTTTTCTCCTGTGGCTTCTTCAATCAGTTTAACTAATTCAAAAAACGCATTGTAATAAAAGTTAGACTCCTCAATAGTGACTTCTTCAAACTCTCGTGACTCACTATAGGTTTCCACGACTTCAACCATGGTTCTAACCTTGTTTTTGTCTATACGCTTCATATATTTACACCGTCAACCAATAAATCAACGAACCAACATTAATTACAATAACCGCAATTAAATACCAAAAAATACGCTTATGTGTTTTTCTCATTTGACTCTGTAAGTCGTCAACTCGTGCAGTCAATAAATCTATACGCTCTTTGTGCATTTGTCCGACTTTTAATAGCGTTGAAATAGACTTATGTATACTAGATATTGAATCTTGTTGAACATCTTGTTTTTTTGAAAGTGCTTCAATTTGTTTATGGTGTTCATCTATGGTACTTGAATAAGTACCAAGTTGCAATGTTGCCGTTTGTAACGCTTCGTTATTTTTACCAACATTCTTTGCCAATGTTCCCATTGTTTCGTGTGTTCGTTGGTACGCATCCAATAGTTCTGCCATTAGTGTTTCTCCTGTGTTTTCTTAATAGAATAAAAACAATCGTGCAACCCATAGTCAATCATAATGTAATCACCATGGTCAATCAATCGCATATACGGTGGTTTGTAATCGTTTTGAATCCACCAGTCTTTAATTGATTGTATTGCTCCATCTAGTGTATCATAAGTGCCATGTGTATGCAACTCGTTTGTAATGGTATTCCACCATGAGACTGTATATTGTGTTTTCATCCGACCCATTCTCCATATTCATCCATCCAATACATATCCAGATATTCAAAGTAGAAAATCTTGCCATCTGGGTCTTCATGCTGTCCAACGGCATACCCTGTTTTGTAACATCCAAGTTCCATACACAACTTTTGTAGCTGGCGACATGCTTCATCGTAAGAATCTTGTGCCATAACCTTGTGCATTACATTGTTTTTGTCAATTGTATAACCACCGTACTTCATTAGTCCTCCTGTAACTGTTCTACCATCTTTTCCAATAGGGTACTATTGAGTCTTAAAACACTAAGGGGAGCTTGATAGATTTTCTTGTTAGAGTCTCCAGTTCTAATACCAATGATTTGAATCAGGTCTTGCCAATTATGAGATTCTTTGTCGTTCATTATGACACAACTAACCTTTAGCTTACTGTCGGACAAGTCTAATGTACAACCCTCAAGAGACTTGAAGAAGTCTAAATGCCTTTGTGCAATCGGCAATGCTTTTCGATGTAGCTCAAAGATTTTAAACTCATAGGCTTCTCTGATTACATTGATGCCCTGTTCTACGTCAATTGTATGGTAATGGAAATAATATCTATCAACAGGTCTTAACTCTCTACTGTCGAGAGCCTGAAAAATATCTGTCTTTGGATTATACACAATACATTCGGCTGCAATCCCATAGTTTAGAAAAACAAAAGGATTACCAAAACGGTCTTCGCATAGTTCACCATTTACAAATTTACTCATTCCACTAGCTCCTTTCTATGATACTCAATAATGGTTCTCTCTTGTGGATAGACTTCATACCACTCGAAATCCCATCGCTCTTGCGTACGCATTTCTTCTTCGAATTGCAAACAGTAATATTTATCGGTCTGTTCGTTATGATAGATATGTCTGCAAGTTAAATACTTATGACCAGCGAACTCCTCTTGTTTAATCAAATCATAATTGCCAAAAGAATAAAACAAAATATATTCCTTTATGTCATCCATATATTTACTTGGGTTTTCTAACCAGTGTAAACAAACTTTGTCCATGTCTTCAATAGACAATCCATTAATACCTTGCGTTTTAAAATGTTGTAATGCTTCTTGAGTTGTCATTGTGCTTCCTCCTGTGTAATCAACTGTTCTTTTGCGGTATTAATACGGTCAACCGCAATGTTAAAATAATCAACATTCAATTCAATACCGATGAAATCGCGACCCAATTCAACCGCAGCCACACCAGTTGTGCCAGAACCCATGAATGGGTCAATGATAACATAATCATCAGGCAGTAACCCAATGATATTTTTCATTACCTGCAATGGCATTTGACATGGATGTTTGGTTTTCTCTTTAGATGTGTTTTTAACAATATTGATATTCCACCAATCATATATCGGTGTACCCTGTGAACCATTGGCAATCAACCGTTTAATCCGTTTATCGTTTGGGTTTTTATACGGTTGTAACACTTGCTTGAAGTCTGGTGTAATACCAAAGAACGCAATATCACGATGTTGCTTGCGGTTATTTGAATTATATACCCATGATACCACTTTAGCTGGTGGTCTGTCAATATCAACCGCAAGTTGATACAGTTGTTCTGGATAGTGAATCACCACAGAACATTGGTTATATCCAAAGATTCCATGCAACATCTGTCTGTAGTCACCATCTGACATTTTATCGTGGTATTCATTATAGTGATACCCAATGTTAAACGGAGGGTCAGACACCATAATGTATTTTTTGCCTTGCGATTGTAAGTCTCTCTTGATGTCATCTAGTACGAGACGACAATCGTTGCGATACAAATTGATGTCTACCATAATACTTGCTCCTGACCATCAAATAACTCTCTAATGTTTGCAGGTGTTGTGTCAACCTTTAACACCCTTAGTATAACATCCTTGTCTTTTTCTGTCCAGTGTCTACGGCAATTTAATTTTTGAGATAACATTGCAAGACCAATTCCAGTTCTTTTTGATAGTTCTGTTAGGGTAAGACCTTGTTGTTTTACAATCTCACGCAATTTCTTATGTTGACGATTATAGCGTGTACTCATGTTTTCTTTCAGTCGATACAAGTATAATAACACATCATCTACATCCTCGAAAGCAGAGCCATTGAATGTCTCCATGAGTCTGTCTAACATAATAGAAGTCTCTTCAATTTTCTTAAATGTATTCTCAATGACCTCTCCATTGATTCGCACATATGTTTTCATATTTTTCTACTCCGTTATAAAATGGGGCGATTGTTACACCGCCCCAACATCAATTATTTTGTCAATAAATTTTCCAACATTTCAACACGTTCCTTAAGCTCTTTTAACTCATCACGTTTTACATTTGTTGTTTTACCGACTTTGAAATTCACGGATGCGTTTGTTACACTGGAAGAGCCAAAAGATTGACCAATGTAGAACATTACGTTTTCATTTGGAGCATAGAACGCACCCAATGCACCAGCGTTTGCATTTTTGTAATGACCAAAGCCAGCACTAAATGATAGCTTATTATGTGCATCAAAGCCATTCCAATGCAATGCACTCAAGGCACTCATAGATGCGATTGCCTGATTTGTGCCACGTTCCAATTGGTTGACTTTGTTATCCAAAGCACCAAACGCCTGTTGACTTTGATTTTCTAGTGCAGTAATTCTAGTTTTATGCCCCATAGAAGCCTGTTTTAATGCTGAAATATCGCCTGTATGAGCGTTTTGAACACGCTCTAGTGTATTTGTTCGTGCACCTAATGAAGTAATCGCTTGGTGGTTATCATTGATTAATGCCATTCCAGTACCAATGTCTGCCGCATTTTGACGGATGCGATTATCAAATGTACTTACCGTTGTGCCAAGATTATAAATCTTGTTGCCATTATTTGTAATTTCATCAATAGCTGCATACAACTGAGAACCATTGACTGCATCTAAGGAATCTGCGGTAATACGCCCAGCAGACACATTTTGTAATTGTCGGTTGTAATTGTGGATTGCACTATAGGTGGAAGATTGTGTAGCACCAAAGGACACACTGGAGTTTGGACTGTCGCCTGCGAACACATGAGTCGTGCCATTGATGTCCATTTGACTAAACGCAACAGGGTCAGATGTTTGAGAGTTTGTGCCAATTGCCACAGAGTTCTGTACTGGGGCACTTGCGTTGTTGCCAACAACCACAGCATCAATACCACGGACAACAGAGTGAGTACCAATGACAATTGAACCTTGGTTGTCAACCGTGTTATTTGCACCGATTACGGTTTGTTCTTGGTGATTGCCAATGTAATTATTATAGCCAATTACAGAGGATTGATTTGCAGATGTTGTACCATTGCCACCACCTAAGATGATATTCTCGTTGCCATTTACAGTATTGTCACGACCCAATACAATCGTATTAGTACCATTCACAACTGTGTTTGCACCGATTGCAACACTATTATAACCTGTTGCCACAGGGTCAACCGCAGATGGTTCCATGTAGCCAATCGCAACTGGGTTTGCGAACGCACCAATGGATGCCATCGTCAATACTGCGGATAAAATTATTGTTTTCATTTTGTTATTCATTCGTTTTCGTCTCCTGTCTTTTAAATAGAATTATTCAACTTTTGTAGATACGCCAATAGGTCTTCTTTTGGCGATACCTTTTGATAGTCATTAATGACTTCCCAATCGGATGCATTAATGGCAGTTGCATCTAAAGATTTCAACTTACGATGCCATTTATCTGTACAAACGTAAATACTGCCGTGTTTCATCCGCAGACATTGGTTTTCTGCCCAACGTACTCTGCGGATTGCTTTACCAGCTTCAAGCCGTTCAAAGGCTGCACCAAAACGTATAATCTCACCCCCTGTTACTTATATGGTAATAGACAACCAATCGTTAAGCACAGTAACATTGCACCAAACCATTGTTGGTCATCAAAAATAAATACTCTAATAAAAGAACCAAGAACAATCAGTAGACATCCAATGACCACCAACCGAATCAAGTCTCTTTGTAATTTCTCATCCATTATTTTTCCTCCTGTTGTTGCTTGCGACCAATCCTTTGTAAAAATATCCATGAACGAAACAATGGAGCATAATCAAGATTCATATAAGTTCGATTCTTTGGATGCTTTGGACACGCAAGATATATCCAGTGCTCCTTTGTTGAACGCTGGTGTTGAACGACTGCCACAGGTGCTGAACCACACTTGTAACATTTTAGTGTTTCTTTACACTTATCTAACAAGTCGTCAAAGCCATCGCCACGCTCAATGAAATATTCTCGTTTGTCTGGTAGTGTTCGACCACCGCCAAACCCCTTGTATGCCATATGTATACCTCCTGTAAAATCATTGTATTTTATCTATGGATATATAATAGCACACAAGCGGTGGTGTGTCAATAGATTATTTCGCTAGTTTAATTTGGTTGTATGAAGCAAGGTCTCTACCATTACTTGACCATTGTGTTGTACCATAGGGGAATGTATAGACTCTATTATTCTCGTATTTTGCAAAATACCGTCTATACCAGTTGTCATCATCATTGTCTCGAACATATACAGGTGTATCGACCTTTATAGTAGACCAATCGACAATATCTAATTGTTCTACGATGTTGATATAATTGTGTCCACGTAATAAGTCTTTTAACACCTCAGTAGAAAATCCGTCAACAAAATCATTTTTAAAGCCTGTACAATACTCAAATTCGTCATTTTCAAAGACTGGCTTTTGTTGAGATGCAACAAAAGAACTAGAGTCTGGATTGTAAAACAGATATTTAAAACCTTTGTCATAAATATGCTGTAGCATTGTTTTGATGCCGTCTTGTGTTAAATATTTAGATTCTAACATAAAAACCTCCTGTTTTATAAAAAACATATCTTTGTTCTGATATAATAATATCACACCACAATACAAAAGTCAACAACAAAATAAAAAAAAGACGGAAGAAATTAATCTTCCGTCAATCTGTAATGCCATAAGGCACATTCTGTTATTTCACACAACCGTACTTCTTCAAGCGTTCCGCAGCAACACTCTCGACATTTCTTATGGATTGCTTCAAGTGGTGTCTTTGGTTTTGATGGTTTACGTTTGGTTGTTTTCTTATTTGTTGCCATCCGCTACACGCTTTCGCAACTCTTCCAGTTCTAACAAGCGGTCAATGCTGTCGTGAACTCGAATTGACTTTTTGTTACGTTCACCAGATAATTCAACGACCGATGTACCACAGTCTAATGGACGATAACCCTTGTCTGCTGAATAACCACCCCAACCAAGGAATGAGCCTGACTGTACATCGTAATGTTCAATCATTGACCAAGCCTTGGCAATACGGTTTGGTTCTGCCACAAAGGTTTTCTCATAGCTTGTCTTATGCAAGTGCTCATAGAATGTAATATCGGTATGCAACCATTCCATAGCCGTTGGTTTTTTGGCGTTATGCCATGTACCGATAACATACAAGTTCTTGTTGACATTAAAGAACACAGATGCCATACCATGATAGAATGGGACACCCAATAATTCAGCCAACATCTGCTCAGGAATTAAGCGATTGTGTTTCAACGCACGTTCATATCCATGGTTGCCACTACGACAGAATAAGATGCGGTCTTTAATCGGTTCTAAGAGACGATACGCAGTCAGTACTTGGTCTCCACCGTGTTCCGATTGTTCGAAAACAGATGATGCGGAACTGGTTGTTGCATTATCAGTTGAATCGCCACCGATAATCAAATATAAATTGTCAATGGCTTTGACTTTGGATAAAAAGTCTTCAAATTTTTGTCGGTTGTGATAAATATTACCGACATGAATGTCTGACACATCCGCAATATATGCATGGTCTGCATCGACCCTCATATCGAATTTATTTGTGTTTAAAGATTGTTCTGCAATATTCAAATGCGTTCCTCCATTGATTTCTTGCGTGAGCATTGGTTGCCACAAAAATTACAAATCGTTTTGTCATCGCCAAAGCACTCATCCAAGTACTCAATGGCTTTACAAGTAGTCATTGGTCGTTGTTCGCCTGCGTATTTATACATTCGTTTAAATGTTTCTCGTGCGGAGTCGAATGGATAATTGACTTTAACCATTGGTGTCTTCGCTTCGAAATAACCAACGCTTGGTGTCAAGACATCCTCTTCAAGAACACCATCGTCAATCAATTGTTGTAACATCTCTTGTGCAATCTTGTATGCTTTCTTGAGTCGTCTCGAGGTCAACATTTTGTATTCACCAAAGTGTTTGGCAATGTCTGTTACTTTCATGCGAAGACCATATCGCATCATAAGTCGTTTCATATTAGATGCTCCGACCTTGCTGCGTAATTGGTAGAACGCATATGTCATCTCAACAATCTCAAGTTTTTCAATCAAGATGTCTTCTGGTGAGCGTTCATAATCGAACTCCCTATAGCGTTTCATCTTGCGTACCAATTTCTTTGTTTTTAACTCTTGGTCAAACTCTTTAAAGGACATACGGTTGTTAAACTCATGCACTTTAAACAGCTCCTCAGAGTTAGAACAAAAGAACTCCATTAGTTTATTCATTTATTCAACCACCGTATATCTTGAATCGACACCAATAATTTTCTTCGACCGTTCACCAATGGATTGACATCGGTCAGTACGAAATTCACATTGTACTATTGTTCCGATGTCTTCCCCATTGACAAATATATGTCTGTATTTACCCTTTAGTCGTTTCTTCTCTTGTTTTTCTGACTCTTCATCTTCACGCAAGAAGATAACCTCTGGTGAAATCGAGTATAAATACTGTTGTATTAAATCCCTGTTGTTACCATAAATAGAAACACGGTACAACTCCCCATTCTTAAACATATCCACTAAGAACATATATCTTTTATGCATGGATTGTTTTACCCCTGTTATTTATTTGTTGACCCTGTACCACCAGTACGTTTGGCGGTTGTACAATCATTATCTGTTAAGTAATATTTTGTAAAGATACCTTGAACAATATGTTCGCCTGCTGAGATTGTTTGAGTAGTGTCACCATAATTGTATAATACAACCATGATTTCACCCTCGTTGTCATCGTTATTATAATAATCAGAGTCAATAACCGATGCACCAGTCGCCAGCATTAATTGGCGTTTAATACCCAAAGATGAACGTACTCGTAAATCCAAGTACTCATCAAATGGCATATACGCCTTGATGCCTGTGCGGATTAATACCGATTGTTTTGGCTCGATAGTATAATCTTCATTCACATAAATATCATAACCAGCACTATGGGATGTACCTCGTGTTGGTTTTTTAACGATTGTTCCTAGGCGTGATACAGGCTCAAACCCTCGTACTCGCTTTACTATTGGTTTAAAACCATGTATCTTTCGTATTGCATTTAATGTGTCTTTTGACATAATTTCCTCCGTGTTTCACACAAGAACTTCTACAGTTAAATACTGACGACCAAATTCAATGGCATCGTCATATGATGGCATCCATATGTCAATCGCATTAGAATAACCACCGCCAAAGCGGTCTTTTACGACATATGTTCTACCATTGATGACAACCCTAGTACCAAACGGCAGGTCATCACTTGCGATTGCTCCATCGTGAGTCCATTCACCGTTTGCCATTGTGCCGTGGTCACTATAGGCTGACACGCTCATTTGAACTGGGTATGCATCTACATTTGATGCACCCATGAGGAACACGCCAGCCAAAATCAGAATCAGTTTATTTAATGCTTTAAACATATATCTATCTCCTGTTATTTCTTAAACTTGTATCTCAAGTAGTAATACCACTCTCTAAGTGCAGAGAATACGACCCATATAAAGAATACGGCAAATGTCGCACTCAGTAGTTTCTGCAATAAAGACAATATAATTAAACCATCCATGATTGCACCATATCCGCAATAGCGTTCATTTCTTCAACAATGCGGTCTTGAGCCATATACCCAAGTTGCATCACCCAAACAAAAGCGGCTTCCATTGGGAATCCCTCGATTAATGCACCAGAGATAATTGCATCAGCTTTAGTTTGGTTGTCAGATGCATAGTTATAAACAGCAATCACATCGGTTTTATTCATTAGTTGATGCTCTGCCATACCCATGGATTCCACGATATTGCCATCGTCATCAACCAAAGCATAAACTTTGATTTCATCTTCATGAATGATGTCGTCATCATCTATAATTCCTAAGTCACACAAACATTCATCTAAAGACAATCCCTTTAAGAATGACTTCCGTTCGATTTCTTTTGTATCTTCGGCAACATCACCAGTCAAGTACACATACCAATGTTTCTTGAGTGCACGAATGTCGCATGCTTCTGGTGAAGACGTTGGTGTCAAATGGTAAGATTGACCATCGAACCATAACAATTGTTCACCAAACAATGGATTTAATCCATCTGTATTTGTCAATTTTTGTTCTAACATTGCATTTATCTCCCTGTGTTATGGCGTAATGTCATACACCTTAAATTCAATTCGAGGATTATCACTATAGCGTTTGCGACAGATGACATCGCATACTTGGTTGTCATCATGCCAAACGATACCGCTGAGTGCATCCATGACACCCTTTAGTACGTTATCGACATCTGGTTTCTTTGTCGGTAACACAAGACCGTCTTTCATGTCTTTACGCAATTTATAAGAACCACTTTTTGGTATTTTGCGGTATATATCAAGTTCAAACAGTAGGGGCACATCAGTCACATCTTTCGGATGTTCGATTGAGTCTTTAATCAACTGTTTATATGCTTTGGACTTCGGAGGGTCATATGCTCTCACGAAACGCCCTCTGCCACACAATCGTGGACGACCTTGTGGTACTGGTTCACCAAGAACCGTTGCTTGATAGATTAACTTCATTAGACCTCCGCTTTATCATACAACCGACATAATGCATCTGTAATGTCATCGCAAGCCTTGTCTACGAGATGAACAGCTTCTTGTTTGCTTAGGTCTGACTCCATCATTCGTCTACGAATCTCTGCTTTTAGCTCGTTTGTTCTGTAATCGATAATAGCAAGTGTATGTAGTTCTTTAACCATGACTTTTCTCCTGACGAATGTCTTCGTTGATTTTTTCAACGGATTCTCTAAGTTCTTTGATACCTTTTGAGTTATTGATTTTATAATCACACATCCCCTTTAGATTGTCAACAGATGTTTCAGATATATCGTTTAACCGTGTTTCATCGCAAGAACCATCTCGCTGTTTCATTCGTTTAACACGCTCACGTTTGTTTGCAGAAATGAAGACTGACTTGCGATACCACGGAGCACCAACATCTAATTCTTGCAACATCTTTAGCTCGTTTTCATATCTACAATCAGTAACAATATATCCAATTGGATTATCTTCGATAATCTTGTTACGAAGAACCGTTATCCAAAAGTCTGAAAACAACGCTCGTAAACCGTTACCAAGCGATTGTAGATGTTGTCGTTGTTTACCATCGAGTACCGTTTTTTCAATCGTTTGTACAACAGGCAATATTCCAATGATGTCATCAACGGTATAGCCACTCAGGTTTGCCAAGTACTCCATACCAGCATCAACACCGTTGTCTTGGATAACCTGTATGGTTTCTTTGATGGCATCTGCAAAAGCATATCTTGGCAAGTTCCCCTCAAGTAACTCTGCCACCGTATCTTTTCCAGAGCCTGCACGACCGACTAATATCATAGTGTCACCTGTGTTGGTTCAATAATTGGTTCTTCTGGTTCAATAAATGTATCAATTGGTTCTGCACTAAAGTTGAAACCAAAGATTTGTTGCATACGTTCTTGCGTTGTATATTTTGTATATTTGTTTTTCTCAGGGAAATATAAACGCACCCTTGGAGCAAGATAACCAGCTTGAGTTCTTTCTCCATGTAGTTTTGTACAAATATAGAACTGGTCACCGACTTTTAAGTCGTTCACAAATGCAGTTCGTGACTGTTTGTGAATTGATGTTACTCGATAACGAACAACAGTTCTAAACTCTTGTGTTTTGATGTTTATCATCGCTTTTTCTTCTCCTGTAACTTCTTTTGATAATATGGACAACAGTATGATACTGAACAATAATCTTGACATTTTCTACCAAGTGGATATGTCTTAGACACCCATCGGTCTTTCGCAGAACACTCTTTTGGTAGTCTGTCGTTTGCGATGGCATCTACCAAGGCATCCTTTTTATATAGTGCATAGTCAAGCAATCGTTGATCATTCATCTTTGGTAACTGTAATAAATAGCATTGTTTATCTAAATTGAATGTCTTGATTGTATTGATTGGCTCTTTTATAATCACTTGCAAGAACATATCTTTGATTGGTATACCATGTTTATTCAACAGTATTCTGTATAGATTCTGTTGCTTGCAATAATCACCATAATGATGTAAACTATCGTATATCCATTGTTGTCTCATTTCGGTTTCGCCTTTGCGTTTTCCTCGTGTGATTGTATATGGTCGCCACAAAGGTCTTCCACCCATCATGGTCGCACATTTGTATGCACCAACAACTTTATAATCATATAACGTGTGATGTTCTAAGTCGATGCAGTCCATTTGACCAGTCAACCCATTATAATTCAATCGAAATTCTCCAGCGTAATTCTGCGGTAAACAATTCTCAAGTATACCGTGTACAGATGTACCAACTGTTGCAGCAATGGAAGAAAACGGATTAATTGTTTCTGGGTTGTTTGCTTTTAGATACATATATAGCGTTGGAGACAATACTTCGGTAACACTAAAGTGTGTTCGATTTAAGTCTCTTAGACGACTTGCGTTTACCAATAGTGGTTTTGCAAGACATCGTTGTTTCATCCGACATTCTTTCATGCAATCTTTAACCAATATGGTTTTACCATCTGGACACAAGAATGAGTTTTCTTTCATGTATTCACCTACTTTCTTCTATTATTGTAGCACATTTTCTCTATGAAGTCAAGTCTATAAATGCAACAAAAGACCCAACTTGTGTGAAAGGAGGTAAAGCACAAGTTGGGTCTTTTGTAAGTAGTGTGTAGATTTAGGAGGGGGTATGTTTTATGTGTGTACCCCAAACACGTTCATAATAATAATTATTACCGTGGAATGTTACGAACATTTATCTGCCACGACAGAACCATCTGTAGATATGTGCACCGATAACCACATAATGGATTTTACATGTAGCCACCAGTCGGATTCGAACCGACACATTAACAGGTATTGTAGCCTGCGAGTTCTTCCAATTAAACTATGGTGACATGATGGCTTGAGTTTTACCCCAAGCCAATCAGGAGGAAAAAATTATGCGTGTCTCTATGGTATTACCAAGTCAACACGATGTATGCCAGCCGAATGACAATCCCTTGAGAAAGCCATTCGGTGATACAATGCCGTAACATATGTATCTGGCTCTGGAGGATAGTGTAGGATTTGAACCCACGGAGCGTTTCCGCTCTTCGGTTTTCAAGACCGATGCAATAAGCCAGACTCTGCCAACTATCCATGTTCTACCGCCATACAATCCTTGTTGTATCATTCGATCACCGAAAGATTGCAATCTCGATGTCTTATGTTCGTACACGTCTATACTCATCGGCGGTAGATGCTATAGCGTTCCTGTTGTAGCTTGTCAGGCTCAAGCGAGTTTTATCGTCTTCACAATGACGGCAGTAAATATAGAGTATTCTCTATATTTTTTACATATGATTTTATCGTCTTGTCTGACGGTATGACTATGAGGTCATACACCCCTGTTAGTTTTATCAAGGCTATCAGAAACTTGTTTTTTGATGTTTGTGACACCGCACATCAACTAAGCGGTTATGCTATTGGGTCTCTTAGGAATCGAACCTAAGCTCAAGTGCGTTGAAAGGCATTAATGCATCCAGCAACGACCCATGTGTGCCAACGGATGTGACTCCGCTGGCTATGTTAAGAAAGGAGGCTCACCAAGGGAATGTCCAACCCTTGGTACACTATTATATTAACACACCCAGTATAGAATGTCAAGCGTTTTCTCTAAATTAATTAAAGAAATTTACTTCTTCGAGATGTGATGTTTCCTCGTTATATTTAAATTGGAATATATCTGCATACCCCTTTATTGGTCTACGAGACTTACCAATCTTTACGCATGAAATATTTTTGATTTTCTGGCGTTCATCAAAATCAAGTTGTGTATCTGTCTTGTATGGTCGCCAGAGCAACAAAATAATATCTGCGATTGCCTTGAGTGCGTTTGCACCCTTGATATTACGCAAGACTGCTTCGTAAGGCTTTTTCTTTTTGTCTGTACTATAGGAGGATTGTGATTCCTCGTTGAATTGACACAACATAAACAACACAAGATTGAATTTCTTAACGTATTCTTTCATCTTGTTTGCATTGCGTGACAACACAGGGATGTCATCAATCTCAGGTATTAAATGAAAGTGGTCAAACACAACGAAATCAACAGGGAAATCGTTTGCATAACACACTTCAGTAATCTTAAATAAGTCGTCAATATCTTTGTTTGGTTCATCAACAATACGAATACGCTTGTCTAAGACGGATGAAACTCTTGAGTACAACTCAACGCCTTTTTCCGTTTTTAACATCTCAAGTAATGCATCGTCATTAATACCCAAGATTTCCTTGATGATTTCAGCCAAGAATTGACCCCTTGGCATCTCCATGGAGAAAATCAAGATGTTGTCTTGAGAATCCATCAAGCGATGTGCAGCAACTTTGGCTGCAAAGAATGATTTACCTTGGTTGGTATACGCACCAAGCAACACAATCTCTCTACGCTTAACACCACCCAAAGCCAAGTCTAGCGATGGAAAACCAAGTGGAACACCCTCTTGACCAATGAACGACTTCAGGTCTTCAAAAGAATCGGAGAATCCATGAACTTTTTCCCAAAGCTCTTCACCATTCGTGGCAGACACATTGAGATAGCTTTTGACTTCTTCAATGGAACGCTCCCATCGTTTTGCAAGCATGGTTGCAATATCGGCAAGCACCATCTTATCACTTACCGACTTACAAAATCTCGATGCTTTTTTGTATTGGTCTTCTTGCCTTGGGTATTCCTCCAGTAGAACATTCAAACATGTAATATCTAATGGTTCAGTCTCAAGTGAGCCAATGTCAACATTTTGTACTAACAAGTCGTTATAATCTTTACATTGTTTCTTCATTAGTCCTCCGATAACGTAATCACGGTATTGGATTTCTTATGGTATTCATCGACATAATACTCATTGGTATTGCCATTAAATGTCACTTCCCAGTATGTATGGTCGTAATCATCATGCGTTGACATAACCAATGCTTTATGGTTTTTCAATGTTTTTGAGAACCAAACAATATTTAACGAGTTGTATACATCGCTAATATATAGTGTTCGTGCTGTTGTTGATGTAAATGCAGCCATCGGAAATAACAAAGACCGAATAACGGCTTGTTGACAGTTATCAATAAATTTACTCGTTGGCATATAACCTCCTGTGGTGTTCAATAATATTCTTCCCAAGTTCGTAAACAATTGGTATAGACACAGAATTACCAGCTTGCTTGTATAGTTGTGCGTTCGATTGTATCTTTGCACAGGTATCAAATTGTTCGTCTGTAAACCCTTGTAATCGCCAGAACTCTCTAGGAGTCAACTTGCGTATTATGTTGGGGTTTTTCGATAATAAAATCTTTGGTTCAATACCACCGCCCTTAACGCAAGTCAAAGTTGGTGATAACCCATTTGGTGAGTATATACGACCCCTCTGTGGATTTCCACCAAATGATGTTGTCTTGATTATGTTTCCGACTTGAACAATAGATTGTTCGCTTTGGTCTGGTCGGTATAGAATATCTTCGGTACATCCGTTTCCAAGATGTCCAATAATGTACACCCTTTCACGGTTTTGTGGCAAGCCAAAGTCTTTTGTGTTGTACACACGCCAGAACACATCGTACCCTGCTTTGTCCATTTCAGACAATACGCCGTAGAACCCCCATCCGTTGTCGATGGATAATAAGTTTTTAACATTTTCAATGAACAACCACTTGGGTTTATGTTTTGTTTCATTCAATAACCTCATGACTTCGTAAAATAAACCACTCCGTGTGTTTTTCATACCTTGTTTTAGTCCAGCAATGGAGCAATCTTGACAGGGGAAACAAAAAGACCATAAGTCTGCATACGGCATCTCTGTACCGCTTAATGCACGAACATCTGGTGAAAACCAAAGATTATCCGTTGGGTATAACGCACGGTATGATGCTTGTGCGTATTTATCTTGTTCGCACCAACCAACGCATTTCATACCAGCTTTGGTTAAGCCAGAGTGAACACCACCGATACCAGCGAATAAATCAATGAATTTCATGTAGACCTCCTGTGTTATATTTTAACGGTTTTTAACCTTGGTCGTATCTCATAACCAATACCACCATCAGCATCTCGAATAAACCGAACATCGACCAAGTGAGAAATAGCACTTACAGGCAATTTACTTAATTCTTCTTCGGTATAATTCGATGCCAAATGCAGCAACAATGCTGTATCAAGACTCTTGCGAACATTTGTGGCAAACGCTCTTGTAACCCATTGCATCATATCTAAATGTGGCTCGTCAGCGTACAAATTGTGGTTCAATGACTTTGTGGATTTCAACTTGATGTTTTGGTCGGTAGACGGCACAATATAATTCTTTCCGAACATAATCGAAATCTTCTGGCTCAATGTTTTTGTCGATTGCATACATTTGTCTCTCTTTTGTAAATATATCATAAACAACAAAATCTGTCAAGGTTGCAAACATTAGTTTATCACCACGTAATAAACAACCATTGTTATTAAAATCTTCGTTTACACAATCAAGTTCATATTGGTGTGAAAACCGTGGTGTAATATCACCGTACTCACAAGTGTATTCTTGAATCAAACGAATGTTCTTCTTGTATGGTCTCACGGAAATAAACGTGTGAGTAAATTGGTCATACGCCACGTTAAAGACCTTGTGTGGCATCTTAATGGTCTCTTTAATCTCAAATGTTTCTGCATCAAGTACCGTCAACAGAAAGCCATCTACAGTTGCATTGGTCGTGTAAATAACATCTAGGTCGTCACGATATGACAACGTGTTCATGTGACCTAAGCGTGGCTTATCGTTAAAACGCTTTTTGTATACGACTGTACCACAATCGGTACACACACGCATAATATCTTGTGTTTGGTTGTCGCTTGAAATGGTTGCGATTACAAACTTTTGGCGTTTTGTGTCATAACAAAAACCCTGACATTGGTTAACAGGTGCTTCCAATGGGATTTTGGTAATTAATTGTGTTTTTAACATGGGATGTCTCCAATATCATAAAATGTGTCGTGCAAGAATAGACTCCCATCTGGTTGAATACCATAATGGTCTACTTTGAAATAACCATTGTCATATTCTCTGGAGAAACCACCTAATTGTTCATATCTTGCGTTTAAAATCTTGTATTGCAAGAACAACTCTTGATGCTCTAAAGGGAATAACGCAAGAATCTTTGGGTAGTCCGTTGGATTGTCCAAGAAATCATCGAAAGAAATCTCTTCGTTTGAGACAACTTGACCATATAACTTATTTAATTCATATTCATCCAACTCTTGTAACTTGGATGTCAAGAACTGGTATTCGATGTCTTCGGCTGCTGATTTTGCAATCAGTTCTTCCCATTGTTGTTTTACCGACATCATGTCTGTAAACATATGCGTTGGACTTTCGAAATAATCCTCGTATTCACCTTGGCAATACACCAGTAAAAACATATCTGTCATTTAATCACCACCCAATCGTTTGCAAACTCATCTCGTGGCTCTGGTGTGTAAATACCGATGTACTCATTTGTGAGTGCATCATATGACACCATTGCAAAGTCTACAAAGCTATCAAACCCATCAAATAAATCCATATATTGAACACGTAGACTATCCCAAGATTGTCGCTTTATGATAAGACCAACATAAATATCTTTTGTAGCTTCTTTATACGTCATAGGCTACTCCCAAAAGTGACGTTTTTCGCCAGTGTACCATTCTTGGTATTCGTCATTGTCATTTTCAATGTATACTATGAGGTTATCATTAAACAAGTATGTAATCAAGTCTTTTTTAGACTTAAATAACGATGAATTAACAATACCATAGCTTTCATGGTCGACATAACCATCTTGGTCGTTACATCGAACAATTTCACAACCAATATCTTCAACCATTTCTTTTATGGTTTCATAGTTAGTCGACTCATGTAGTTCTTCCGATGTATCTGCCATTTGTGTCAACAGGTACGAAAACTTTTCCTGTGGTGTCGTCAATACATCATATCCCCAACCGTATTCACCAAGCCATTCATAAAAGGTATATCCACGGTATTGGTCTGGTACTTCGTCCAAGCGATACATTGGATTACTAAAGTCGTATTCTTCGGTTGGTTGATACCAACGAGAACCACGCAAGATATATTCTGTGCCATACGCAAGAGAATGTGCAGAGCTAGAGTTTGTTTCAAAGACTCCGTTGCGTATTAATTTCATTTGTTTTCCTCCATAGGTTCGTAAATAAAAACAGTTTTTGGTTTCGGTCTTACTTCGAAGAATTCCCAGTTATCTCTATCTTGCATACTGTTGTGCTCATTGTAAGTTAACTTAAAATATCGACCATCAACACATTTAAACACAACCCATCGACCACTATAGTATTCATCTACCCAGTCTATACCAGAGTCTTCTTCCATTAAATAATCTGGATAATCCCAAAGAAAATCATAGAATAACTTATCTCTCTCACTATAGTTTGCTTGTAATAACGCATCCAAGTGTGAACTTTGTTCTTTAGTTAAATTCATTAGTAATCCTCCGTATTTACTTCTATAGAGCGAATGTCAATAATCAAATCATCATCAAACAAATATTCATACAAATCTTTTGGTGTTTGAAACATATCTTGTGTAAAAATATTTTGTGACAACACTTCATCGACATAATCTTCGTATTCACTATAGTCTGGTTCTTTTAACGTGATACCAATGTCAGATAACCAACGTTTTACTTTTTTGTAGAACTCATCGACAAATATGGAATCAAAGTTGTATTCACTGTAGATGTAAGACAATAAAAACCATAACTTCTCTTGTGAATTGCACAACTGTTGTTGTTTCCACAAATAGTCTTCAAACTTTACAGTCCATACGACATTATCAAACAATGGAGTATATCCGAGTTCTCCGTATATGTCTGTAATGGTTGCATCCCTTGGCGTTTTCTTTTGTAATCGCCCAACGATTGCCATTGAATGACAAGAAGAACTATTGGTTTCAAATACGCCTGTTCTAATAAGTATCATGCGACACCTCCTGTAATTCGCAATATTGAAAATACGAACGTAAATCAATTTCATCAAAACGTTTAATGTTATTCCGTGTTCTGCTGGATGGGGCAAAGTATTGTTCCACCGCATTGATATACATGGAATGTTCGCCTTGGTAAAACGATTTATATTCTTCATCTGTAATTTTACCACGGATTTCTAATTGTTGCAACCCCAAGTTATCAAAAGATACAATGTCAAAGATTTTTGTCAATTGCATAATATTAGATTTCCATTGTTTGTGTTGTGGTGTAGATAAATCGACTTTACCACGGTTAAACCCAAAGTCTTTTTCACCCAAGACCAATAACTTATGGTACTTAACCCCTAGCTCTCTTACATCATCAAAGTTGTCAATACCATTAATCACATGGATAACTGTGTGTGGATATTCTGCAATCCAATCTGGTAGCGATAAACACCCTTGTAACGAACGATACGAGATTCCAAGACCAAATACATAGGGCAACAATCGTTTCAACCCTGTATCGCCAAATTCGGTGATATAACGCTCGTTCATTGTAATGTTGACAACCAACCCAAGTTTCCATAAGTTCTTAACGAATTGGATTAAATCATCGGTGACTTGGTTGACTCCTAGGGCAATTTCAGTTCCCCTTGGGAGGTTTGCATCTATTAAAACCTGTTGTAGAATACCATAGTGACATTCTACTCCGCTAACCAATGCAGATTCGTGACAAAATGCACAAGTAGATTTCTGCGTTTCCACGTTATACCCATATGGACATTGTGTAGATACACGAATATCAATATTGAGTGGTGTCTGTAGTGTCAATGGTTCGTTATCTGGGTATTCGATAACTCGTGTTCCATCTCGTAAATCAAGCCATACATCGGCATTACCATTTTTATATCGCATAATTTTCTCCTGTTATATTAAATCACTTGTGTGCCATTGATTTCAAACTTATAGGACACATCATGGTCTACATTCCAATCGAAGAACTTGATGAGAACAAATGCCACAATCGTTGTAAACATTCGTGCTAACCACCATGCACCAAAAGTACCAATCACAAAGGATGCCATTGAGACATCTGCAATATGGTTTGCATTTAACACACATAACCACGCAGTATAGATAATAAAGAATATCACTCTCAAAGTAGTCACTGGATGTGCTTCGGTTAAATTACGAATTTTGTTCATTTATTTCCTCCTGTTGTTGTAAAAATTTTGTCCATTGTTCTGCCATAGCTTTTGCCATACCCTCGAAAGTCTTTGAGCGTAATCGTCTGCGTTCTTCGGCAGTCTTTGCCTTTGTGAACGCATCAGAAATCCACTTTTGCATCCTTTTTCCGCTTTTGAACTGTAGGGTCTCACCCTCGGCAACCACTTTAGTAGACTCTAAAGGTGGTAGACCCTTGAGCCACAAACATGTTGTCTTTCGTGCTTGGTCACCAAACAAACATTTAACTTTAATTGCTTTCATAAGAACCTCCTGTTTAAAATAAATACGTTGTTCTATGGTTATATAATAACACGCCCATAGTGTTGTGTCAACAACTTATTTAAAATTATTTCGGATAAATTACAACACGAACATTAAGCTCTGGTGCATACTTGTTGATGTCCTCTCGTGTCTTCAACAATGCTTTACGACCTGTGGCATCGCACTCTGGATTATCCACAGCCAATGCAAACGTAATATCTCCATTGTATCTCTTTTGTAACTCCCAAAGTAAACCAATCTGGTCTTTCGTAAGTCGTCCACCAAGATAACCAACACATGGAATCCCTTGTTGATGTGCTGACATAACATCAAGATACCCCTCAGCAACATGAAGCACACCATTGGGTTTTAACATTTTGATGGCTCTGTGGTAATTAAACAATAATTGCCGTTTAATGAACACATCGTCTTCTCTTGTGTTTTTGTATTTTGGCTCATTGGTTTCCTCTAAACGGCGTTTGGAAAACCCAACGATACGACCATAGGCATCTTGAATCGGAATCACAATGCCAGACGATTGTACACCTAAGAAACCACCTGCATCGTAACCAATTAAGAACTCGTCTAAGACTGCATCATTGATGCCACGCTTGACATTCATGTATTCACGAACGGCATCAACGGCTTTATGATACTTCATAGCAACCTTGGTGTTTTGTCCTACGATGCTTTTCTGCTTTTGGTACGTTGGGTCATCTGTAGACACCTCGTATTTTTCTGCCAAGGCTTCAACCGCTTGATAGAACGGTAGACCCTCAACTTCAGCATAAAAATTAATGGCATCCCCAGATGCACCACAGCGGTGACAATAGTATCTGTCTTCTAGGATGCAAAACTCTGTTGGGTTATCCCCATGACATATTGGACAAGTTCCTCGTGGTACTTTACCACCATTGCGTGATAGCTGGGTGTATTCTTCGACTAACTCTTGTAAGTCAATCTTGTATCTTAAAGTTGAGATTGTATTCATTCGCCCTCCTGTGCTTGTCTACGCTTGGAATTATATTCGTGGTCTACTTTTGGGTCAAAACAGCATTGCAACATATGTAATGTATCAAGAGCCACACGAATGTCAATTGGCTCTTCACCGTAGTCATATCGACTAAGCGGTAGATTTTCATCAATCGGTTCAATGTGTGTTATAAAATGTCTTTCACCATCTGCCGTTACTCGGTAAATGGTATCACGATTTTCAATCACTAGCTTTTCCAATAGACTGTATGAGTTATCCATTTTAGAGATAATACCCATTAGCGTATCATATGTCTTGTTCACATAATTGACAACATCTGTATTTCTTAATCCCCAGTTTTTCATTGTGTTTCGTCTGTTGTATACAAAGTTTGCAACATGTAGTTGTAAACCACTTGCACTAGGTTGCTCACTAGAAAATAGATAGTCGTATTGGTCTTCTATATACGGTTCATTGTTTCTATCCCAAAAGATAATCTTATTGTCGTGTGCATATTGTACCATATGCGTTCCACGTTCGGTTTCATCTTTCAGTAGTTCCAATAGAGAATACCTGACTTTAATAAACTGTTGCAATGTCATGTTTGTTCTAATATCCATAATTTTACCCCCAATAGTTTAAATCTGACATTTCCCATATCTCAAGTTCCGTTTCAGGATATGGCTTATGGTTTACGAAGACATACGTTCTATTCTCCGAAAAGTCAAACAACAATAGCCATGATTCTTTTGCTCGTTGGTATGAACCAAAAGCAATCTCATCTAGTGTCCATTGCTTGGTCAAGGTATTCTTGTTTGGTTGGTCTAAGTACACTCTAATAATATTACCAACCAGTTGATAATCCATTGTACCATGGACACCATAGAAACCCTTAAGATTGACAAAAACTTCTTCTTTGTTAGATGTCTTCATAAATCCAATATACTTGAATTTTTTAACTCTGTCAAGGAAAGTATTTAGATTTATGTCTTGAATGTATCGTTTTGGCTTTGGTTTGTTCTTGTTAACCACCAAGAAACCCAACTGATTGACTTTACGCATTTTTATCAAGCCATCCATTTAAGTCAAACGGTAAGCGTTCTCTAACAGTTGTATTTGTATTGGCTTTTGCAAACTGTTTGGCATTTAGCTCGTTCGCAGCAATGAACACATCTGTAAGTGACATTTCTCTATGCTCCATAGCGTTCATGTATTTATACAACTTCAGCATTGAGTTCTCATCAATCTGCAAGAAGAATGAACGAACCTTGAAGAACTCTGGTGTTGGTTTGTTATTTTTGAAAGCACCGCTAGTTGTACACTTCTTAAAGTATATCATAGCGAGTGTCCATGCTTTCTTTTTAATGTCTTGTTTCTCAAAGTCGATAGCCATATTTGTGCTCCTTTCATTTATTCACGACTTGTTCTATGCTCTTATTGTATCATACCTGTATGCCATAGTCAAGGAATTTCTGTCTGACTAAGAAAAATCAATCGGCTTGCCGATTATTGCGAAGCAATTTTACAGGTTTGTCGTTATAACTTATGTATTCGAACGTAGTGAGAATACATAAGTTATCAAACAAGTATTCCACTACTGTTTTAAAACATAACTGGTAAAACGTAGGCTTTAGAAACAATGGTTTTATCAACCAATGTTTTAGCAACACTTGTTGAGCAACCATTGTTTTAAAACTACTGTTTTTTTCAACCATAGTATTAAGACAATGGTATTCAAACCATAGTATTCTTATGTATTAAAACTTAGGTTTTATAGGGTAGCACAATTTTGTTATTTTGTCAAGAGTATTAAAATAGAATTTTACATAAAATTTTTTACACAAATTTCCACACGCCAAAATACCCAAGCCGTATTTGACTTGGGTTGATTTTGGTTTTCATTTGTAGTTGTCGTTAAAATGGGATAGAGTCGTCTCCATCAAATGTTTCAGTCATTGGAGAATTACCAAAAGATTGAACATCATTGGATGCAGAACCACCGAAAGCACCACCAGAACCACCTGTCACAAGGTCAATCACTTGGATGCCCTTGAGTTTTAAAGACACACCGTACATAGATGGAGTTTCATACGGTTTAGCACCAATCCAAAGTGCAACTTTAGAACCTTTCCAGATTTGTGTCTTAGGGTCTAACGGTTGTTTGTCACCGTTTACTAAAGAGATTACGTTTTCATGAGTATTACCGTTTTTGTCAATGAACTCGGTCTTAGTCGTAGCCTTTAGTTGATACCCATACTCCTTGGATTTTGTAATTGGAATCTTTGGACGGTCTGTTTCTTTTTCATCTTCGTTACGAGACTTGAATGTTTCAGATGCTTGCCAGATTTGTTCCAACTGTTGTTTCAACGCTTTTGCATCTTTTTCTTCGAGCTTGATTGTGGCAGTATACTTTTTCTGACCCATATAGTCATCAACAATACCGTTGATTTTCACGAATACAGATTCACCAACTGGAGTCATTACGTCCACAATTTTGTCGAATGTTTGTTCTTTTGCCATATGCTTTTGTCCTTTTCTGTTGAAAATACTTTTGAAGAACCAATCGTCTTCACTTGCAATTATAAGTCATATGGTGTATAATGTCAATAGTGAATAAAATAATTTTTTAACAGGAGGTAAAAATATGGCAGATAACTTTATTCATCTACATTTACATTCACAGTTTTCAAACTATGGCATGAAAGATGCTATTAGTTCTGTCGATGGTATTATTGGGCGTGTGCATGAACTTGGTCAGCGAGGGTTTGCACTCACAGACCATAATGGATGCTCTGGCTTGATTGATACATATGTTCATCTACAGAAATATAATAAAAAACATGGTACAGACTTAAAGTTGGTCATGGGTTCAGAGTTATACTATACATATGATGTCCACATTAAGGACAAATCGTATTCACACATCTTATTCCTTGCGAAGAACCAAACTGGTCTTGAGAACTTATTTAAATTGACAACAGAAGCTCATAAGCATTATTATTACAAGTCAAGAGTAGACCTCGACATGATTCGCAAGTACTCAGATGGCTTGATTTGTACATCAGCATGCATGGGTGGATGGCTTAAGGGTGACAACAGGGAATCTCTGATTCCGCAGTTTAAAGACATCTTCGGTGACGACTTGTATTTTGAAATCCATACGTATCAACATGAAGACCAAAAGCGTTTTAATGCAATGGTCGCAGAAATGGGTGCAAAATACAATGTACCATTGATTGCCGCTTGTGATTCTCATTATGTTCATGAGGAAGATTATGGTCTCCATCAGGCGTTCCGTGGTCGTTCCAAAGATGATGACGAAGACCAATACTATGCAAGCAATGACTTCTTTATCCAATCGGAAGCACAAGTATTTGACCGTCTATATCCACAATTCGGTGTAGAAATGGTTGAAACAATGATTGAAAATACCAATGTTATTTTTGACAAATGTAACGCACAGGTTGATTTCAACCTTGATGTGTACCCTAAGTATGTTAAAGATGGTGATGTAAAACCTGTGTTTTTACAGGCGTTGCGTGACGGATATAAACAAAAGATTATCGGCAAGGTGACACCAGAGTTTAAAAAACGTGTTGACGAACGTGTTCCACATGAGATTGACATTTTGGAACAAGTTGGATATATGGACTATCTGTTGATTACCAAAGATATTCTCGATGCTTGTCGTGAACGTGATATTCCAGTTGGACATGGTCGTGGTTCGGTTGGAGGATGCGAGTGTGCATATTTACTCGATATTACATCTTTGGATGCTATTACAAACAACTTGTATTTTGAACGGTTTGCAAACCCTAATCGTGTATCACCCCCAGACGTTGACAACGATTGCTCTAAGGTTCGCAGAGGAGAAGTTATTCAATATCTTGAAGAAAAATACAAATATGTCTATCAATGTCGTACATTTTCATACATGAAAGCATCTGGAGCATTAAAAGAAGCTGCACGATGTCTAGGCGTAGACCATACTATTGCCGATGCCTATTCAAAGAAAATCAAGGATGTTTCGTTTGACGATGATGAAGATTACCATGATAACGACCTAGAGTATGCCAAACTTGACCATGTGAACGATGGCAAGTACCCAGAAATGTTTGCTCTAGCAAAACAACTGGTTGGCATCATGACTGGCTTTGGGAAACACGCATCGGCAGTCATTGTATCAAACCAAGATATTACCAAGTATTGCTCTTTAGAGATGCAAAAAGATTCTAAAACAAAAGAAGAAACATTTGTGGCATCCACAAACTTTAAACATTTAGAGTCTATGGGTTTTCTAAAAGAGGATATTCTTGGTCTTAGAACCTTGGATGTAATCAATGATTGTGTAACGATGGCTGGTGTCAAAGATACTTTAGATATGGCTAAGTTGCCTTGGGATGATAAGAAGACTTTAGAGCTATTATGTAAAGGCGATACGCTTGGTGTATTTCAAATGAAGTCTTTTGGAATGGTCAAGACTCTCAAAAGTATTGCACCAAAAAATTTTATCGATTTAATTGCCGTAGTAGCATTATATCGACCAGCGTGTATCTTAACAGGTATGCTTGATGAGTATATCGAACGTAGACAAGGCAAACCGTTTGAATACTTAGATGAACGCTTAGAAGAACCATTGGGTGAAACATATGGTATTATGGTATTCCAAGAACAAATCATGCGTGTGTGTCAAGTGATTGCTGGGTATTCAATGGCGGAAGCAGATACCGTTCGTAGAGCTGTTGGTAAAAAAGACCATGATTTAATGCAAGAGATTACCGCTGAGTTTGTTGACCGTGCGGTTACCAATGGAACAAACTCAAATGTTGCACAACAAATCCTTGACCAGATTATTGCAGCAGCAAGCTATGGATTTAATAAGGCTCACAGTCAATCTTATGGCTACATGGCATACATTACGGCATATCTAAAGGCTCACTATCCGCTAGAGTTTTATGTGGCAACCATCAATTCTGAAGATGGCAACCAAGAGAAAATCTTGCCGTACATCCAAGAGATTAAACGCAAGGGCATCGAGGTATTACCACCAGATTTACGCCATAGTCAACGTGAATGGACAGTACAGGGGAATGCCATTCGAGTAGGTCTTGCGTACATCAAAGGTATCAACAAGATTGAAAAACCACATGAATACACGATAGATGCCATCTTTAGTAAGTATACAAAATTGCAACTAGAGGGTCTAGTAGGTAGTGGTGCGTTGGACTTCTTAGGTGAAACGAATGAATTAATGGCGTTAATACCACAATATAAATCATTCGATAATGACCGCAAGAACTCTTTGGCGAAGATTGACGAATGGAAAGCCAAGTTGAAAGACCATCGTAAGTACATGGATGAATCTTGTGATACGCTATCTAAAAAAGAGCAACAGTCTGCTGACAAAAAATTAGCAAACATAGAAAAGAAAATCCAAGAATGGACAGACAAGTATAACTCTATAATGCTCATAGAACGCCCAAATTTGAGCTCTAAGGTGCCTGTAGTGAAACTCAGATATAAATACCTTGGGTGCACTTTTGAAGACCCTCTAAAGGGATATAACACAAATTTGGCAAACGGTCGTGATGTCAAGGCGATTATCGTGTCTGATTTCAAACAAAAAACAACCAAGGCAGGCAAACCTATGGCATATGTGTTCGACCATGTTGGCAACAAGTATGTCATGTGGTCTAACTACTTGGTTGAGTTACAGGTTGGTACAGGATATTATATCCAAGTGCGTGGCGACACAATCACAAAGGTTAAGCCATTGGAATTAAAACAAAATAACGCTTAAAACGCAAAAAAATGGGGAGTATACCAATTACGGTATACTCCCCATTTGTATTATGTAGAATATTTAACATACTAAAAAGACTATATCGGACATCCACTCTTGTCCGCTAGAGAGATGAAGAAGACCACCTCCGCTAACCCTTGGCGATTTTATACACAAGGGCAGTTCCAAGAACAATGTTTAAAATTTTACTGTTGCGGTTCTGTTGTTGTGCTTTCTTGATTATCTCTTTTTGCTGATTCAAGTATATTTCTGCTTTCTCTAATGATAGCCTTTGCTCTAGCAGCATCTGTTCTTGCTGCCTTAACGAGTTCTGTGCTTCTATCAATAGCTGTTTCTGCTCTCGTAGCTGACTCAAGGCTTCGAGTAACGCTTGTTGTGACTCGTTCGTTGACATCTTGGCTATGCTCAACTGCTGTTCTAATTCGTTGATTGTATTCAACTGACTGTCTATTGTATTCTCCAGCGTGTCGAAGTTCTTCATTAGCACGTTGTATTGGCTTTGTGTCAATACGACTGTCTGCTCTGATGTAGCTCCAGATACAGATGGCACACATAAGAATAATCCCAAGAATAATAATACCGTTACGCTTTGGATTCGACATAATGTATGTTCTAATATTTTCATTCATCGTATCTCCTGTGTCTCTTGTGTAGGTGGCACAAGTGTACCTCGCTCATACTCAAGATTCTCTAAGATTGAAATTTTTTGTTGCAACAACGTACGTTCTTGTTTCGTTAACTGTAATTGTACTTGTGTTTCATGTAGTTCTCTCTCGGTTTCTTCCAATTGTTTTTCGTGTGTATGTATACCACTAAACAATAGATACACACACACGAATAATCCAATTAGACACACCGAGAAGACAGAACCAACGGTTTTCCATAATGGAGGTCTCTCGATGTGAAAATTCATATGTTTATCCCCCATTCGTTATTGGCGATAAACCGTGCGTTACCACGCAAGTTGTCACCACCAGACCACTCTGGGTCGCCTTGGTGGAGAACCCATAAATCCCATCGTTCGCACGTGGAATCTGGACCATATGTATTATTTGGGTATGGTGTTGGGTCGTTATAACACAAGTCCATACCGTCTTTGTTGTCTGCGGCTTCCGAATGGGTCATTACATGTTGGATGTCCAAAGGAATACCGATTTGCACACACAATAGTGCAATCACATATGACATCGCATAAATTTGTGCTTCAGTTGGAGGTTCTGTGCCCATATTGTAGATGCCAGTCGCATCCCAACAACCGTTCATTACGATGCCGATTGAACGACTGTTTCGCATATATGTGTGGTCACGGTGTTCTGTTAAGTCATCAACATCGGTAAACAAATTGCCGTCTTTATCAATGCAGATGTGATATTTGTCTGTGTGACTTTGGTTATAATGACCAGCACTCCAGTGTAGATAAATGTGGTCAATATAACCTCGTGCGTTTGTTGCCATGGTCATCAACTCGTCTTTTGTTAATTGTCTCATTTCGTATCACCCTTTTCGTCATTAATTACAGGAACATTTGTTTGTTGTCGTATGTGTGCTTTCGAGTCCAGTTCGTCAGATTCACCATCGCCATCCGAATCAATAAGAGCGACACCATACGCAAGAAGTCCTGTTACAGTTTGTGTAGAGAAGATAACGGAGACAAACAACCTTAGCTCCGTTAAGAGAGACACGAGAATATTTACGTTTAGTCCGATGTGCATCGCATAGATTGCATATAGCCATACAATCAAGTAAATGAATATCGGAACAAAACTGGTTGTAATTACAAATTTTACGAATTGTAGAGAGCGAATATTCCCATGAGTTTCTCTCAATCGACTCCAGTATTCCTTGGCTTTAGAAAATATTGTGTCCATTGATTACCTCCGAGAGTATTCTTCCAAGGCATCAATGCGTTGTCCAATATGTTTTATATCACTTTCCATTCCACTAAGTTTGATGGACATGTTGTATCGGTCAACACGACCCGTTTCAATATCCTTGAGAATTGCGGCAATAGTTGTGCTTAAGTTGTCAATTGAGACTTTTAATGGAGAAATAATCATGACTTTAAAAACAAAGCCGATGAAACTTCCAACAAACACAAGTATGCCACATATCAAGGAAATCATTGTCAATAGTTCCATTGATTGCCTTTCTTACGAATTAAAAACTAATGGGAGACGGTGGTGTCTCCCATGTTGTATTATAAGCTGTCAGAGGATTCTAAAATTGTATTGTTTCTATATCTGTAGATAACGTAGTATGGAGTTTGTTTTACAAAGAATACATTAGAATTACCAACTTGTAAAGCCTTGCCAATATAGTATTTTGAACGGTTATCAGATGTAGATACTTGACTAAAGAATCTTTCTTCATCTCGTCCGTACCCTTGAGATTGATAATAAGATAAATCTAATTTAAGATTGACCCCATGTCCAATGCCTTGAGCAATATTTTTGAACGATGAATTGTTATATGGAGCCCACATTTGGTTTGTGAGTGCATCGTCTATAATTAGTGTATCAATATCACTAATTTTAGTTACAACATAATTTTTGATTTTTTGGAACTCACTTTGACCAAGCGTTGGTTGATTGTTTTTGTCTCCAATGTGATTCAACTCAACAACTTTATTGTTATAAATTGAAACACTTACTTTGTCGCTACCACCTAAGCTGAGCTCTTTTGTCTCAACCAAAGAGCCTTTGTCAAATACAGCGTTTAAATTACCAAAGGCAATATTAATATCTGAAATGTGATTATCAAGATACCCAAAATATCCAGCCGTATATGAGTCTCCTGCATTAGAACTTGAAACAGATACATCTGCAAGTCCATTTGAATTAAATTCAACAGTTTTATTATCAATTTTTACTTTAAAGTGTGGTTCGCCACTAAGAGTAAAGTTTGGATTTCCGACCAATAATGTTGACTGTAAAGCTATTGGTTTATAGTCTGTGCGTGGCATTGGTTTGCCCCAGTTAGAAATAACTGCTGAAAGAACAGAGTCAACAGTAGAGTCGTCACACCAAATGTTATTCTCCAACAGTTTATTCCGTGCTTGTTCCGCTGTAGATGGTTTACCACCTCTTAAGCTGTCAAGCCATTCTCGTTCAGTACCAACGAATCCATTACGGACTGCCACACGGTATGCATCATCGCCGTCACGACCATCACGACCAGCCTTACCCTCAAAGTTTGGGATAGCAACATTGACTTGTATAGGGTCAACCAAAGAAATTTTTGTAATAGTATCGTCTGCCATAGTTTATCTCCTGTTAAAATTAATGCATAGAAATATCATGGATAATCTCGATGTCACCCATGCAAACTTTATAGGACTTATTATCCTTGAGAAGAAACACATCGTATTTACCCTTGCGTATTCGTTCATCAATACCAAGAGTTATGTCATATCCAATTTGTACCAAGACTTGATTGCCACTAATCGAACACATTGCCGTACACAAGACATTATTTTTCATGTCTCTGATTTTGCATACCGCAGATGCATCATCTAGTGTAAAATCAGGGTTTTGACTGTTGATGATATACAGACGTTCCCAATCAGCACCAGTATGTAATGTCTCAGGTACATCAATCACATAGTTGATATTAATCACCTGCCTTTATTAGATTTAATACAACAGTTATCCACCCAGATATTGTATGCTCAAATGATGTGCTATTGTTTTTACAATAAGCAATACCATCTGAGTTAATACCAACAAGATAATCAGAGCCACGATACAATGGGAACTCTGGAGCTTTAACAGTCGCACCAACATTCGGAGAATTAAATCTGTCGTCTGCCATTTGGAATGATACGATTGTTGCTTTGTATTTAGAACTTGGGTATTCCTCTGTATAAACGGCATCCCCATGCTTAATCCTGAAGATTAATGCCTGAGAAGAACCACCTGTGTTGTCTGATGGTTCCACAGGATTAATCTCAGGTTGTTCAATCACATAGGGTTTAATCTCGCCATTCACTAGCTGGATTTCCCATGTGTTGTAAAATTCATCGGTTTCAATAGCGGTTGTTCCATCTATATGAACCTCAATGGGTGAAGAACACACGCATAAACCAGTATTATTATCGAATATATAAAACATATGTTTTACCCTTTCTTGCCAATCACAAGAACATATAGAACGCCAAAGGCAAGAAAATTGTTTACCCAGTCATTACCATTGTTCCCACCGCCTGTATATCTTATGATATATTTACTTTGGCATACAGCTTTTCTACCTTGTAAGCCAACAATAAAACCATTGTCATTGTTATTTGGTTGATTCCCTTGAAGATAGACGGTACAGTTACTAATTAGTCTGCTATATTGTCTATCCCATTCTCGTCTACCATCCCTTGAGCTTTGGTCTCTTAAATGTTTTTCCGTAAAGTTATACCCAATCGGTACAAAAGTACACTCACTAACGCTATAGTTGCCAATCGGTGGCACATCTTGACCGTGAGCCACAGTAAGAATCGCATAGTCAATATTCTTAACTTTAAATCCAGCGTTTATAATTGAGTCAGCACTAATGGTAGAACCTGTGATGTTCGCACCACGGATATTACCATTTGGGTCTACAGAGAATGTCCCATTGTCGTTCTTAATAGTGGAACTTACGATTGTACCACTTCGGACATTCCCTAGGTTTGCACTAATGGCACTAAGGGAGTCAGCTTTGATTTTGTCAGCGGTAACAGAATTGGCTTGCAACATCTTGTCGGTGATAATATTGTCGTCAAACTTAGCTTTGCCTGTAACGTGCAACAATCGACCATCAATCAATGTTCCTGCGGAAGATAAGTTAATCTTGGACACCAATTTGTCACCAGTTAGATTCTCTTCGACTTTCAATTGGATTGCACTTGCAGTCTGTGTCAATTGAGAAGACATCTCGGATTTTGCATCATCAATCTTCTTTTGTACACTTGTGGAGAGACCGTCAATTGTTTGAACTGCGGATGTCACACGACCATCAATGGCTGCAACCTGAGTCAAAATACCATTCTTGGATTGTGTGATTTCAGACCGCAAAGTATTTTCTGTGTTTGTAATCTTGGTTGTGTTTGCGGTTACATCATTTCGGATTGCATCTACTTTGTCACTCATGGTAGACACAAAGTCTTCAATCGCAGTTAAACCCAAGGCTTCTCTATCAAGCATTTCTGCATCAATAGTTGCCTTGACTTGGATTGTTTGCGTTGGTGAAAACTCACCGAGTCCAAAGTAGTCTTCAAACGCAACAGACACATTGTATAAACCACCATCGCTGTTGTAGACAAACAATGGTTCTTTAGTTCTATAGTCTGTACCATCAATTCTAACCACAGCTTCACAACCTTTTGGTATCGCATCATAGTTCAATCTAAAGGATTGTAAGAATGTTTTTGCAGTTACAACTGGAGCAGTTGGTTTCGGTACATTATAGCCGTATTTGGTTGGAGCACTATAGACTTCTTCAGAGTTTACAGCATAGACCCAAACCGTCCCAGTACGACCAATACGAGACAAGTCAATATCTCCGCTTGTTTCCGATGTCATCAACAACAGATTATCTGCTGTTAAAGAATCAGATGAGCGTACTTCATATCGGTCTATATCAGCAGTTGTCACACGTTTCCAGCTAATAGATGCATTATCCTTGGTGAACTTGATTGATACACCCTCTGGAGCAGATGGATTACCAATCTTAGGTACAATCGTGTGTGTGTATGTGACCATGGATTCTTCATGCGGTAAATCCTTGGAGTCGTATGGAATAATTCTAAAGTTAACTTTGTCGTTCTTCTTGAGACCAACCACAGGCATTAATCCATGAGACATACCATAGACTTTCCAATCACCAAGTACGCCATTATGTTCTATCTGAACTGATACTTGAGAGTACTTATAATTGATGTCATCTGGCTCTGTAAACACAAGCATAGCATCGTATGTTGGAACACCGTCTACCTTTTGTCGATATACTTGTTCAACAGACACGTTTTCAACGCCTTTGACAGTCTCTGGCAACAAGTTTATCTCTTTAGAGTTATCACCTGTTGGAGCAAATACTTTTAGAGATGCACCGAATGTATCATCATAAATTGATGGATTATATTGTTTACCAGAGATTTCGTATGTGCCATCTTCTTCTTTCATCTCAACGATGCGAATTTGTTGGTTTTCAAACAAGACTTGTTTTTCACCGTTTTCGTCAATGTAAGATTTAGAGATGGTAACGACATCGCCTGCTTCCAAGTGAGAAGCCATAAGACCAGTCTTAAATGTAACAGTAATAGGACACAAACGAATAATGTCTCGTGCAATCTTCCCAAGTCGTAAACATTGTGTTTGTCTGCGGACACCCTTAAATTCGATGTCTTGTTCAATCGGACGACCAACACCAACAGGCGGTGGCAATTGATTTGTTGCATCTTCAACAATCAGTTTAACCGCAGTATAATCCAATGCTGGTTCAACATATGTCAAGTTGAATTTATTTGGACTTTGGTCAATGGATGCACCCTTATAAGACAAAGAGTTTTCAACGATGTTGTCATCATTAAATGCATACACAGGTGTTTCCAATCGTTCACACCGTAGTTTGATTTTATTGTTTGAGAACACGATGAACCCAAGGAATGAGTTCAAGATTGACTGAATGTTTTCTAAGTGAGTTTTAGTCTCATTAAGAATTATATCTAGCTCATAGCGTTTTTCTGACTTTTTAACACCGTATGGGTCATTGTATGTAATCGCTTCGTCACAATAGTTCGCAACATCTGTGAATGATTCCATATCAAGAATGTCAGGTGTGACATATTCGCCAGCACCATATATTTTGTTTGTCAAGTAATCATACAAGCATACAGCAGGATTTTTAGTATACTTGGTTTCTTTTGTTCGCCAATCGTATACCTTGCGACCTCGCACTATAGCGGTAATTGTTGGATTGCCTGCACCCATTTTATCGGTGTATCGTAAGTCTGCAACCATGTATGCAATGTTTGGATAACCACCAGTTGTCTTGTATGTGCTTGGAGCTTCAGCATCTGTTTGACCCTCGTATAAGACTACTGTACTATCTTTGGCATCTTGCTCGCCGTTTGTCGTAAAGAAGATGTCCTTTTGATAACATGGCATAACATTTGTTGACTGCATTTTAGATGGAGAATCTTGACATATAACAGGGTCTACAAGCTCCCATCCATCCTTTTGTAAATCAGACAGATATGTGTCACCCAAGATAATCTGATAGACTTTACCCATAGTATTACAAGCCAATGAGTACTTATCGTCAATCTTGGTGTTGTCATCGGTTAAGAAAATGTATGTTTCCTTGCCGTTTGCCTTAAGGACTAACTTTGGATATTTATTGAACGACCCATAATCAACATCATCTTGGTAGATTGATTGTTGACTTGGTGGAATCTGAACAAGTCCTCTAAAGCCTTTTTGTGGAGCAGAACCTCCTGTAATTTGAACGGTCGCATCTTGCCATTTGTTATTCCTGATGCCAAATACTTTGACTTTCTTTGAGACATCTCGACCGCTTTTAATCGGCAGTAAATATCCATTAGCAGTCGCACCAAAGAATCCGTCGATTTCACCCTCACCAACAATAACGTGTTTTAGTAATTTACGACCATCAACATCCATGTGGTGATACGTTTGAATACCGCCAGCCTTTGATTGACCGTAAATAATTGGTATTGTGCCCTCGGATGTTACTTGGTTGTTCTTTGAGTCAAATGTTGATTCAGGTGTTGTATTCTTTTGTTTATCGAATAGACCACCAATCGCAGAGCCAAGCGATAAACCGTACATGGCTGCGGTAAAGGCTTTCATTGTTCCAAGGAAACCCCAAGCACCAGCACCAAAGCCAAAAGCAATACCTGCCGCAAGACCAAGGATTTTGCCTACTCGACCCTTACCGCCTTTGCCACCTCCGCTTTTACCCATATATACACCTCGCTTTGCGAATTAAGTTCGTACTGTAAATTCAAACGGTACAGACAAGAAGCCTGCATAGCGTTTTTGATTGTTGTGTCTCTTGCAATCGGATGGTGTTTTATCACAACCAGCTTGTACGACACAAGGTTTACCCATAAGCACATCGGTTGATTGCAACAATGGGTACTCCAGTTTGATTGTTCTCTGCGTTGGAATCCCAACGATTTTTCGTGCTTCACCCTCAACGATTAAAACGCCATTAATATAGTCGTTTTCAATAATTGGAGTATTGATTGAGACAATATATCCATCGCTTGCTTGTTGAATATTTGTAATTGTCGTATTTGTTTTCTTAACGACTGCTTTACAACTTGCATCGCCAAACACAGATGTGCAAGAGTATTGAGACCTACGACCACCACGCACGTTTGGTACATCGGAGGTTACTGTTACCTTGAAGATGCCATCGTTTGTAAGTTCAGGAGCATCAACACGACCCATGAACACAGGCTTAATCATGTTTGGATTCGTAAGAGACTCTGGATATAAAATCTTGTAAATAAAAATGCGACTGCCTGTGAATGGAATACCCTTGAATAACAACTGAGTAAACTTATCAGTTGCATTTGAAATTTCTAAATCGCATGAGTCAATGGAGCTATCAACGGTTTTATTGATTTCTCCACGGCGAATCGGCAACGCAAGATATTGTTTGCCATTAAATTGTATATTGACATCGCATGAGCATAAATATAATGTCATATTTGGAATATGCACCTCGTATAATTCGATGTCAAACACCGAACCACCCTCTAGAGCTTCACGAAATGCAACAGGTAGATTAATCATGCATCCTCCTGTTTAAATAACTTTTTCGATTTGTACACTTGCGGTAAAGCCAACGGCATTACCATGAGTGCCATTATCAATTGTAAAATCCCTGAGCACTTTTAGATTGAACTCATTTGTGGCAAAACGACAGATTTGGTCTTTACCAAACTCATCGGTAAACACAAAATGTCTCGTGTTACCACCAACGCTTTCACAGAAGTCTTCAAAAATCTTTTGTTGTTCAACAGTACCACGCAAGCTGATTGACCAAGTTCTCGTTGGTGTCACCGCATTTTGTCGTACTTGTTTTTTACCACTTGCGAATACAACTTCTTGTGTGGCAAACTTGAGACCTTTTTCGACTTCAAATATGTAAGGCAAGGGGAATTTTGGTAGTTGTGCCATATATTAATTCCTCTCTTGATGGAAACCGCAATAGAACAACGGTTGCCAATAACTTCGTTTAAATACAGCGGATAATGATTTGTTGGTAACACATGGAACTTGCATCGCTAGTATTTGTCCGTTTTGTAAATAAATACCAGTATGTAAATCACCATCGACATTAAACACAACAACATCTCCATGTTGTAAATCATCTGGATTTCTGACTTTATCGAAATATTTTAATAAATATCGCAACAGTCTAATTTGATGGTTTTTGTGAAAATCTTCACATGACACAGGGTCTTTTTTGCCATCGTAAAAACAATGCTTATAGCCATGGTCTGCATACCACATGCGACATACATCTGCACAATGGTATTGACCCTTTGATTTGTCAAAGCCATATTTCAAGCCAAGGTATTTCGTAATGTCTTCCATATGACCTCCGTATGTAAATAATAGAGGGGTAAAAACCCCTCTACCATTAGTAAAAAACATTTGAATTTTGTAACGATATTTTAAGATTGTTTTAACTTGCCAAGAGCAATGAGCTTTTGATACTTAGACAAGAAGTCTTGGTCAGAAATCGTTTGTTTAACAAACACTGGCTGAGCGATAGACTCTTTAGTACTAGAGCCACCGTTTGCCATATAGTTCATGCCTTTGGTCATAGCATTGGTATTAGCAACCATTTGTGACATCAAGTGGTCTTGTCGTTTGGTTTGTTCTGATAGAGCACCATTTTTTGTATCTTCATTTTGCCACTTAGGCTCGATACCATGGGTTACACCAACGCCAAGGTCTTTGGCTGCTTGAGACAACAATTGGCGACCTCGTGCTTTGTCTTCGGTTGGGATAATCCATTCTTTCTTGTCTCCCTCACCGACACGAACCAATTGGTCTTTATCAACAGAACCACCGCCAGCAAATTTTAATAAACCAAACTGTTTAGCGAATCCCATGACAGTACTAAGTGTACCCATCCACTTGTTATTGCCACCAGCAATCTTCATACCAGCATTAATATATTGAGATACATCGGTTTTACCGTCTTTATCTTTGGTATTCTCTGGTAGTTCAACATTACCTTTTTCGCCTTGGACATTGCCATAAATTACAGCATCGGTAAATGTCGCTTGTTGCCATGCGGTACCGTTTTGAGTATTCGCCATGAATGTCTCAAAGTTTTTGTCAAGGTTGCGTGTGGATTGAGCCGTAAGCATTTGATGGTCAAGACTTGCATCAAAACCACCGATGTTTTTGCCATCTGCTCCATCTTTTGATAGAGATGGGTTGATACCTTTTTGATAGTTCTTATCTTTTAACCGCAGAATGTTTTGTAGTAAACCACCCTTACCGTCATTGATTTTAAATATCATCTTCAAGGCATCTTCTGCAAGTTGTTTCCACAAGTCTTTCCATATATCTTTAAGTTTTTTACCCTCAAAGATAATAGAATGGAATACATCATGCGTTTGTTGCTTAATGTCTTTATTTAGACTATTGCCTGTCTTCTTGATTTGAGCTTCAAGTTTTTTCAACTCAATACCAGTCTTGCGAATGTCAGTTTCAGTATATTCAGAGTCGCCACGTTTGAAAGCCGCAACCATATCTTGATATTTTTTAACCTTGATGGTGTACTCTTCGACCAAACGGTTTACATTTCTCAAGTCAGACACCCAGAAGTTTTCAGATGTACCAGCAATTTCACGGTCTAAATCTTCGCTTTCATGACGGTCTTTCATCATTTGAACTGCTTCATCGTAGTCTTTGTCACGGTATTTATCTTGAAGACGATGAGTCATAGTAGATTCGTATTTCTTCATGGTTTCTTGAAGACTCTTGACATTAGCTTGAGGGTTAAGTTTTAGCAACTCATCAATCTCTTTTTGGATGCTCTTGATTTTTTCTGTTAGAGATGCCGTTTCTTTTGCAAAATCAGCTTGCTCTTTTGGCTTCATTGCGTTTTCCATCTCAAGCTGTTCTTTCGCAAGTTTCATGGCGATGTTATCAATCTTCTTTTGTTTTTCGATGAGTTGACTTGCACGATTGTCAGCAGTTTTATCCTCATCGCCATAACCATTGTTTGCAAGTGCACGAGCCTTTTGTTGCCGTACCCAGTTATGTTCTTGAGAAGAGCGTTCAACATATTTATCAAAATATGATGCATATTCTTCTGGTGTACCATTGACAGACTCACTAAGAACCTTTTGCCAGTTACCACGTTCTTTATGTTGCAATTCATACACAAGGAACGCAAGTTGCGTTTCAAAGGCAGTATAATCAGATTGATTATCTCTTGCGAATTGCTTCAAGTCTTCTAATCGGTCACCTTGCCATTGAGCAATACCATAAGCACCTGTTCCATCTTCCGCCCATGGTCTAATGTCGTCAAAAGATTCTACTTGTAAGTTGCCTACAATACCATATGCTTGGTTAACAGAGAATCCTTGTTTAATCAAGAAGTCAATAGCTGCACCAACTCTAGTTTTCGCCAAAGGATTTTGCTCTTTTTTGCTTTTAGCAGTTTTGCCTTTTTTGTTTTTATCTTCGCCAGCATCATCATCAAGCTCACTTCTTGGATAGCCACCAGTAGTACCACCACCGATTGCATCGCCAGAACCATGATTGTTGTTACCGTATGCGGCACTATTGATGTCTGACAACTGGCGTTGTTCATCGGCTACAATCTTGGCTGCAATACCAGCAATAACTTTACTTTGTTCACCTTTGTAGTATTTGGCGTTGTAATTGGCATCGTATAGCTCTTTTTCAATCCTCTGCATACCCTCTTCGGCATGTTGAATCTTGTAGTCAAAATCAGCAATTTCGGCTTCACTCGCACCCCTTTGGATTGCTTCATTTTTTGCAACCCTCATGTCATGCAAAGCTGTACCCATGGCAACAGAGTTTTTTAATGCATCACTTGCTCTACGTTCGTTTAATAATTGCATTAAACCATAATAGGCTTCTTTGGCAACCTCAATGGCATCCGCAAAGTGCATCATAACCATAACACGGTCAAACCAACCTTTTTTCTCTTCCTTGAGACTCTCTAGGTTGTCTTTGGCTTGTTGTCTAACAGACCTTGCAGAGTCTAATAAGGCAATTTTTTCAGCTTCAATAGCTTTTTGCAGTTGAGTCTTTTTATCATTAATAGCAGTTTTTGCACGGTCAGTTGCTTCGTCTACATTGTCAGCATTTAGAATCCATTCTGTGTTTTCTTCGCCAAGAATTTCAATGATACCCTCTTTAGCAATATGCATTTGATTTTCAATTTCAGTTACATCTTGACCTGCTGTACGATAGTCCTTTAGCTTTTCATTTAAGGATGTATAGGCTGTGACGAATTGTTTAACGATTTGTTCAGACTCACCCATTCTAGCATATAATTCTTGATGTTGTTGCAATAGTTGGGAATTTTGTTGTACAGTCTTTTCGATTTCCTCTGTGGAGAACCTATAGGACTCGTACAAAGAATAGGCTGCATCTACAGCTATTGCCATAATACCTATCCAACCACCCATAAATGCTGTAGCAGAACCGATAGCACGACCAACACCAGTAAACGCACCACGAATACTAGCAGTTTTTACAGCTAAGCTATTAGAGGATGCAGATGCAATTCTTGCCGCTCTTGCATATTTTTGAGCAGACAATGACATTTCGTTCCATCCAGTAACAATGCTGGTTTTTAATATCCTAAACACATTACCAAAGTTTCGATGAATAATAACTAAGCCTGTCATGGCTACACCAAGGAAAAATACACTTCTAGGTAGCTTGTCAAGCCATGTCAACAATTGTAAAACACCATCGAGAATACCCTTGATAACCCAAGAAATATTCCCTTGACCTGTCATGAATTTTTCCCATTGTGCAGAAATTTGTTTTAATTTTGTTGCGATGGTATCAAGTTGCATACCTACTTGAGCATTGGTGAATCCCATAGCAGAAGAACTAAGGCGTAATGCTTCGAGATACTCTTGTAAATCAAGCATGGCATCGGCTTTATTCCATTGCCATTTACCACCAGAGATTGCCTTTAACAAGTCTTCCATGGATTCTTTAGACCCTTGAGCTTTAATCATTAGGTCTAAAAGAACATCGTCTACTTTACGGAATGACTTTTCTCCGTTTTCACCGATTTTGTAAACTTCGATACCAAACTCTTGTAATGCTTTAATAGCTTTCTTAGAGTGGATAGAACCGAAGATAGACTTTAAGGCGTTACCGATTTCACCACCGTCCGCTTGTGTCTTACGAGCCATAACAGAAACAAGTGCTTGAGCAGAATGGAATGACACACCAACTTCTGCGGCAGATTGTGCCATACGTTTGTTTGCTTCAGATAATACTTGTGCAGAAACAGTATAGTTATGAGCCAAAGCAGTCCATGAGTCAATGATACGGTTTGAAACACTCATGGCATCGTTTGCGTTGTTAATTTGGAAACCCCATTGCATAATTGAAGATTCCAACGCCTTGTTTGCAGACACAATATCAAACGCATCGGCAACCGCAAGTTTAGTTGCTGCATCTGTCAACGCAAGAACGGTATTGTTGTCTTTATATGCACGACCCCATAACTTAGCAGACTCAATCATTTCATGGCTTGTTGTACCATACTTAATTGCCAACCCTTGTAGTTTACCTTGCATATCATCAAGCTCATGTTTAAAATGGCTTGCTTCTTCACCAGATAGTTGCAATCCGTTAACCATATTTCTTGGGTCAACATCAATCAAACTCTTGGCAAAAGCGTTTGTTGCACCAGTACCATGTTTCATTACCTGAGCAAAACCAGCCATATCTTTCTCAACATCTCGTAATTGAGTAAAACCTTTGAGTGCTGTATCGAGTGCAAAGGATGCAACCATTCGTGTTGCAAGATAACCAAGGCGATGACCTACGTTTTCTGTATCAATGCCCCATTGTTTTAATAATGGTAATTGCTCTCTTGTTGCTTGGTTAATCGCACGTTGAGCACGATAAATCTCTTGCATTTGACGGTTAATATTCGCCATATTTTGGCTGTAGAGAATAGGGTTCTTTGCAAAGTTATCTCTATAGTTTTCTTCTGCTTGTTTCTTTAGGCTAGATAGTTGACCAGATAATGATTGTTCTTTAGCCGTCATTGCAGACCGTTGAATTGACTGCCCTAGTTTTTCAATGTTGCGTGATGCATCGGTTACTTCCTTGGAGACATTTTTAGTCATATCACGAACGCTTGCAAACCGAGATGTGACTTGACCAAGGGAATTACTGAGGGTTGCACCACTAGCAGATGCAGTCTTTAGGCTTCTATCGAGTTGAGCCGCATACTCAGTTAATTTCTTAAATTGGTCTCCACCAGCTTTAACATTAATAGAAATATCCTTTACATTCTTTAGTCTTCCGATTGCTTTGTCTAATTCTTGAAGACCTTTGATGACCTTTTGTGTGTCGTCATGGATATTGCCATAATCGACCTTTATATCATATCCGAATTTCTTATTCGCCATTTAATTACTCCATTCTATTCTGCATATCCAGAACTTAAAAGACCACGGATGGCATCTGCCCCTGTGACGGAATTAGAGTCCACAAAAGAGTCGTCCGAGGAGTCATCCATTTTATTGTTTTCGTTTAATGCATGAGAGAGACCCTCAAGTTCAGGTAAAGTATATTCCATGAGACTCGCTTTTGTTTCACTTGTGTGTTGAACAAGAGATGCAATTACATTGTCGAGTCCGCCATCTCCTGTAGATTCATTAGTATCTTTTTTTTTAAACCTGAGATGCACATGTATTCATCTAAGATTTCAATACCGCTCTCAAGGTCTACCACATCCATGACTTGTTTGCGTGGAATATGCAATGCAAGTTCAAATAATTCGCACATGGCGTTGAACGCCACATAATCATATTTCACTTTACCATTCTTGTCAAGCTCAAAAGAACCGTCTTCTTTGGTAATTGGGGTTGGTAAATTCAAATATAAGTACTGGTCATTAATCTTAGACAACAATCGTTCCACTTTTGCATAATCACCAAGTTTCATTGGATAGATTTGATATTCTTTGTCTCCAAGTTGAACATATTTACTTTTAGGAATTAATGTGTCTGCCATGATTGAATTTTCTCCATATATAAAAAATATGGGGCATCCGAAGATGCCCCTGTATTATTATTGAATTTCTTGAGTAATCTCCAAGATTTTTCCATCTGTGCGAGTTGTGTCATACATAACTTCGAACTCCAATTGAGGAGCAGAAGCCTTTTGACGTTCATGGTCAATGTCCATCTTACCAGTAGCACGAGCACGGAAGATGTGAGTATGAAGAACAACTTTTTTACCATCGCCCATATCAACTGGGTTAGAAACGTGGCGGATTTCCACGAATTGAGGAACAGATGTTGCTTTCATTGTTGCACGGCGAGAAGTTGTATCAGTACGCAAGCCAGATACTTCAATGTATTTGTTTGTTACTGCTTGACCTAAAGTAATCGCACCAGACGCATCAATTGTGAATTGACCAGCGGATGGAGATGCTTTTACATACGCAAGAGTCTCACGTTCATCTTCCATGTTTACATCGTTTGCAAGAACAACGATTGTATCTTCTGGAATTACATTAGATACGCTTGGTACGTTAAAGGATGTACCGCTTGCAATCAATGTTGGTTCAACGCTGAAGATTAAAGTACCTTTGTTGTCGATTTCAGCACCAGCAGTTACACCCAAGTAGTCCAAGTTGAAACGTGCTTCAGTAAAGGATGCTTGAACAGAGGATTCTTTATTTAAGATATAAATTGGAGGTAAAGCATCAGAGCCATACACTTTTTCATCGCTAGAGCTGAAAGATAATTTCATTGTTTGAAGAGTACCAAGTTTGTACGCTTCTACTTTGCCATTTACGACACGTTTTGCCCATGCTTCACCAACGCCGTTAAGAACAAAGTTTTTACCTGTTTGTTGTGCCATGTAATAGTTCTCCTGTAATTATTAAGACCACGTAAAAGGTCTAACTCGAAACATATATCCGATTAAGCCAGCAGTACCAGTAGAGAATGAACCCTCTGTGTATATCGACATATCTTCGTAATGTTTCTTTAGTAATTTATTCAAATGTATGTATAAGTCATTCACAAGTTTTCTGTTGTTTGAACGACCAATGATTCGAAACTCAAGCAAGTTCTTATTGACCATCCAATTCTTTGTATTACCAACAGATGGAATAAATGACATTACAAAGTAAATCTCTTGTTTTTCATCGACAAGTTCCGCACCTGCCAACCCTCGTCTCATTTTTGTGTTCCATTCCACAAGATTGCTTGTGTCTTTTATCTTTAGTAGACTTGCAAGGGTTTCATCCTTTCGGAACAAATCCCAAAGCTCGTCCAATAGTTGTACCGTGTACTTCATGCGTTTGCTCCTTTAAAACATCCCTCGATTGAATCAGATAACCACTCTTCGACAGCTTCATTGACCGCATCTTCAAGTTCAATACACCAGTAGAAAACCTCTTCTTCTACAATATGTAGTGGCTCTTGGGGTTCTAATGGTGGTAATGGTTTTGCCTTGGGATTTTTCCGTGGTAACGGTTTCTCAAGGTTTTTACCATATAATTTACCAGAGGATTTATAATCGTCTTCACCTAGTGTTGGGGAATGAACGATTTCATCTTTGGCACGACCTGTGATTGCGTTCCCATTAGCCGTCCGAGCATCATTGAACCACGAGGAATCAACATAATTGGGTAAATCAGGGTTTCCCATCTCACCAAGTTCTGCACTCGTGTTCGTTACCATTAGCGAACCAGAGCCATATTCAAGGATAAATGCACCGAGACCCTCAAAGTCTAAACCCATTCTAACCATGTTTTTACTTGGTGTATATCGTCTAAGAGTGATTGCATGGTCAGTATATACGCCTTTATCGGAAGAACTCCACCTTTGTTCAATTCGTTCCGTTAAAGCTAATAAATGGTCTTTAACCACTTTAGCGACAACATCTTGGATTGTTTTCATGATTAGCCACGCTCATCTGGTGAGCATTGCACATATAAGAATGGAGCGAAATCGAACTTATTTACTACATCAACTTGCAGAAATTGTCCATTGATTCCAATTCTATCTAATAGTGCAATATCAGTATCTCTAGGCAGGATAAAACGCTTGGTTGTAGTTGGTAACAACCCATAATCAAACAGATGCATCTTTGCGGACACATCCTCGTAGACACATTTTAAATCTTTTATCTTGACTTTCGCAGTAGTACCAGATGTATTACCGTATTCATCAAGTTGGTTTGAAACACCATAGATATTTACTGTTGTATTTGTGGTATAGAACTCACCTTTGTCTCCATTAAATGAGTTCGTTTTTGCAACCAAGAATAACGTATCGCCATTCTTGCGTTCACAGATGTCTCCACACTCAAGTGCAGAGTCAGACATTAGATTCCCCCAACGAACATTATTTACAAGAAATCGTTTTGTACCACGACCGATACGAGTAAAAAGAACAAACTCTGGTTTTTTACCCTCGCATTTGACGGTTTCACGCCATGATGCAAACATTCGTGTACAGTCGAACTTCGGAGTGTATTTTTCTTTCATACAACACCTCCGTTAGAATCTGTAACGTGATAACAATGATTTGATTTCGTTTGTAAATAAATTTGGGTCTGCTAGTGAGAACCTAGCATCCAAAGTAGTCATTGAATCCAATGATGTAAAGGTTGATACTTGGGAAATATTCATCGCAAGCATAGCACATGCCGTTTTTACTTCTTCTGGGATTTCATCGAATCCGTATCTGTATGTGACCTTGTAGTATTTTGCATTGCGTAAGAATATTCTTGAATATGTCATAGTGGCGGAGTTGTTTAATAAATAGATATATTTACTGCCATCAAAGTCATATAAATAAGGTTCTATCTCAACACCGTCTTCATTCATATCTCTAGTAGACAACCCTTGAATCGATTTAATTTCAATAACTGGGTCTTTCTTTAGAATCAACAAACCTTTTCGGTTTGGTGTAAGCAATTCTGTTGTGACATTCGAGGTAAACTTAGATTTACCATCGTTTGTTCCAATATAGGCATCAATCATTGTCGATGCGAATTGGACATGAGATTCGTCAAAAGGAATGATAGAATTATATTGGTCTATCTCACTTGGGTCTAAGTACATCGACATATGACTCACTCCTATTTAGATTTTTTGTCTTCTTCTGGTTCGACTTCTGGGTCTACCTGTTTAGCAGTTGGTTTTAAAACCTTGCCAGCCTTTTTATCAACAGGTTCTAATACAGCTTCATTTAAAGCGTATTCTTCTTCCGTGACTTCAAAACGACCATTGTCAGACTCGATGATGCGACCACATAAATAAATGCGTTTTGCATCGGAATTTTTCAATGTTACTAACATGTGTTATCTCCTGTGGTTAAACATTGGGGTGTCATAAGACACCCCTTTGGTTAATCATTAGAACTAAGTGGATTACGCTTCAGTAAATTCCACTTTGAAGTGTGCACCTGCTTCAGCACCTTTTGCAACAACTGCATCGAACAATACTGCAACGTATTCGTCAAGTAAACCTTTATCTTTACCCATTTTGAATACACGAGCATCTTGAGAACCAATCCAATGGCGTTCAATTAAGTTTTCGTTCACAACATATAATGTGTGTTTCTTAGTGTTAGCATCGAATGGAATGTAGTTATCTGGAATCAATGGTAAATAACCAGCTTGAGTACGGATTGTGTTTACGATGAAACCATTACCAAGGTCAACTTTGTCTGCGGATTGGTCAACAGAGAAGTTAGGACGGCGAAGTTCTGCACGGCTCAAGTAGTCAATTGTCATTGGGTTTGCATAGATTGCAGTAGGCATACCAACAAACTTAGTAGATGCCAAGTTTTGAGCCATTTTTGTGCGAATAGTGTCTGTTACAAAATCACCAGAAGCGGTTGCAAAGCTATAAGGGTTAGCAACAGTTACAGCATCAGAGATTTGAGTTGCCAAACCACAGTATTCGTTGCTAGTAGAATCTTCAGTAGAAGTTGCATTACCAGTCCAGATACCTTTGTTTGCAGTTTGGTATAAGTCAACAAGCATGTCAGCCATATCTTTGTTTAACAATTGTTCTGCCAATGCTTCACCTTGTTGATGAACAACATCTTGGTCAAACAAGGAGTATTTAATACCAGAAGTGATTGCTTTGATGAACAATGCACGTTCTTTACGACCATAGTCTTCATCGTAAGTGTCTACACCGTATTTGCCAGCATCACCTGTTCTAGCGTTTACAAATTTTGCATTATGAGCTAGTTTTGTTTGTTCGAAGTAACGAGATGGATGTCCTGTTGCCATTACTGCTTGGATGCGGTCACGGATTGTTACTTGACGATTTAACAAGTCAAGCATTTGAGGTTGGAACTTAGGAAGTTCAATGTAATGAGATTGATTATAATCTGCAACAGCGGATGCAGAGATAAAACCTGTTTTTGTTACTGCCATATGTGTTATGTCTCCTGTAGTAGTAATTAATAAAGATTATCCGTTAGATTACATTACGGATTTAACAAGACCAGCGAAATCTTTTGGAGCTTCTGGTGTTTTACCAGCTTCTAATTTAGCTTTTGTTTCCAAGTTTTTTACATCTGAAATTACAGTTTGGTCTTCTACTTTAGCTTTGCCAGCTTCGATTTCTGCATCTTTAGTTTCAATCGCTTTTTCTAATTCAGCAATTTTAGCATCTTTAGCTGCACATTCAGTAGTCAAGCGTTCAACTTCAGCTTTAGCATCTGCTAATTCTTTAGCTTCTTTTGCTTTTGCAGCTTGTTCTGCTTGAGCTTCGATGGATGCCTTGATAGCTTCATCAATAAGGTTTAAAATTTCTTGTTTTTCCATTGATTGTTTTCCTTTCGCCTTTGCGGCAATTTCAGCAATATAAGTATTTTGGTATGCGGCTGCATTTTTGAATAACATCGCAACACCAGTAAATTCGACATCTGCCATTTCAATATGGTCTTCAAATTCATGAAGATTGAACATAGCTTCCACGGAGAACCCAAGGGAGTCAACTGTTTTCTTAATGAAATCAGCAATATCTGGGAAATCGTTTTTATACATGATGCCTGTGAATTTTAACTCATCGCCATCTACCCAACATTTCTCAACAACACCAATTTTGTTTCTGCGGTTGTGAGCAGTCATAAGTTCATCAGGGAATAACCATGGGTCATAATCACAATTGATACCCATAAGGTTCATCGTAGATGCACATTTTTCAGCTTCTTCCGAAGTCAACAACACTGGTCTGTCTACCCCTGTAGGCGTATAGTCAGATGGAGTATTCAAGAACATACAAGTCCCTGTAAAACGCATAGCATTAGAATGTAAGTTATCCAAAGTTACGCTTACGGCACTTGCTTGTAATGAAACTTTTTGCTTATTCATCTATGTCTCCTCCTTTCTCCGTAGATTTCTCTTTTGAGGTATCTTGTGGGGTGGAGGACACTCGTTCCTCAATAAGAGATGAATTATATTCACCAAGGAGTTTATCTCCTGATTGAATATCTGGTAGTTCGATACCAAGAACACCATTTAGTTCTTGACGAGCTTCGTTGATTGTGATAATATTACCATCAACAAGTTTGCGTACACGCTCAACGGCATCGGCTTGTTGTGCTTTTGTCGGAGTGAATACGAAACGAAACTCAATTTTGCCACCATAACCAAGTCTTTCGACTACATACTTATTAATGGCACGTTCGAATATTTTCGCCCATGGCTTAATTGTGTATTCCAACATCTCGTTGTCTTTTTCGGATGATGTCGAACGGTCATTGGAGATTGCAACCCCAAGTCGTTCTGGTGGAATATTAAAGCATGTGGCGATAATTTGTAATAGCAATTTTTGCCAGTTTAGAGATGCCGATTCGTCACCAATTGGAGATACTTGTTTTGCATCAAGTTGTGCAGAACCAACGATTGCAACGGCAGATTGACCTTGGATTTCATTCTCAATGTATAATCGAATTTTTTCGATTTCCTCTTGAGATGCATTAGCACCAAGATTAATCAAATATTTAGGCATTGCGTTGGATGAAATATCGTTTGCATATGCTTGTACTTCAGCTAGATACATGATGTGTCTATAGGCTTGCTCTAAAGGAGAAAACCCAAACTCATCATATGTTAGCTTCGTTCGTTGCAACATAGCGATTTTATCACATTTGTACCACTCTTGTTTTCCTTGAACGGATTGCATATACCGTGGTTGGTTTAAATCGCCTGTCCAGTTAGTTGCGACTTCAATCGTTTGTGCATCAATTGGGAACAAATATAATGGTCGCTCTTGTTTAACGACCTTTTGTTCAAAGAACGCAACATCTAAAACGATTAAGTCTTCAAACAGTTTTCCGATAAAGTCGTGATAGTCGTCTACTGGATTAGGTTGTCGGATGATTTCTGTGACTTTTCTAATTGCCTTTTTATTGGCGTTTTCTTCAATCGAAACAACCTCCCAAGGTAGAGCGAGAACTCCCTCACGGATTTGATTTATCGCTGACCTTGCGATTGGCGTTCTCGCCAAATTACGCAAGTTGTCAACGCTCAGTTTAACCTCGGTGTTCTTTTGTTTAGAACCCCATCGACCAAACCAAGTCTGTCTAAAGTTTGCAACAGTATCTCGTGACACAATGGCACTCATCCATGCGATAATCTTTTGTTTCAGGTTCATCGTTTCCAACCTTTCATGAATGTAAGTGTGTCCATTCGTCTTTGTCTAATGTGACCCATAGCACCAACATTGATTGTTGCAGAGTTTTCCAAAAACTTGGATATACAACGCTCAAGACAATCTGGTGCATCGTCATGGTCTTTAGGAAAGTTCTTGAGTTGACTCTCAAGAACACGATGGTTTTTGTTAAACTTGATATAACCCTGTTTTATCTTCGGTGCAAGCGAACGTATTCTTGTTCCCTTGTTATCGCTTGCAGTAGACCGAGCTGGAATCCAGTTTACATACAATCCCATATCAAGAGCAGTCTGTTGTAATGTCTTAGAGAAGAACTCTTGGAACACATTCTCTTCGACAATAAAACCATCAAGTCTACCATTGTACTTGTCTAAATACAACAGTATATCATTTATAATAACATCTGGTGACCTGCGAGCCACATCGGCTTCAAGCACATAGAAATAATTATCTACGCCACGACCAACGATGATAATCGCAGAATAATCAGATGTTCTTGATTTACCCATGGACAAATCGACAGCCGCATATATTTCTTTCATATGTGGTAAATTTGTCTCATCATAGTAATTAGCTTTAAGCCATGAGTCTTTAAATATACGACTCTCTTCGGTCATCGGATTGTTTTGATACTCTGAGTTAAATGCTTCGTCATCTTGCATCTTGAGAATCATTAATTCTTGATACCAGTTATCTCTTGACATTCGCATCTTTTCTTCGTATGAACAATCAAGGTGTTCAAATAATCCAAAGTTTCGACCCTCCCACATAATCTTAACGCCATCCATCATTTCTTCTCGATGGTCATTAAAATATTCTGCGGCATGCTGTGCGGCATTAGGGTCAGACAAGTCGTTAAAAATTTCTTCCCATACTGTCCAACAAGGACTTTCAGAGAACGAATACACAGCTTTATATATTGACCTATTCCAGTTATTAAACTTGGAATCAGTTAAGACCTTATACAATAGTGCTTCATAATGTAGCACCGAACCAACATACAAGAATACAGTCCGTGGATTACCAATAGGCATTAATACTTTCATAAACCAATCGTATAATTTCTTGCGTTGGTTTTCTGTTTCAACCGCTTCGTCATTCTCAAGGTCATCCAAGATTACAACCTCTGGTCGCACGTTGTTACAGCTTGAGCCACGCAACGACTGACCACTTGATTTTGCAAACACTTGAATTTTGTTCTTAGTGATAATCTTGTCGGATGCCCAAGTCTTTTCACCCTTTAGAAGACCAAAGTCCTTTTTCAAACGCTCATTGTCTTCTAGTTCATCTTTAATGGTTTGAATGAACTCTTTGGCTTGTTCAAAGGTATCTGAAATAATCAGTATGTTCTTTCTATAGCCATACACAATTAGCCATATCGGAAACACAACGGAGATAATACGGCTTTTGCCGTGACCTCGTGGTGCAGCTCGAACGAATTTATTGTGTAGATTATCAAAGTGCAAAATCATGTTCTCTGCATCTCGGAACATGGAATGATGAAACTCACAAAACGGAGTAGAGAATATATGCGGAAAATATGTTTTCGCAAAGTGCTCTAAATTAGTAGCACCAATATCTTTATCAGTTGGTGTATTATCAGTTGGCTCTGTGTTCGCCATGGATGCACCTAAGAGCGAGTCTAGTATGTTTTCAGCCATTAACACACCTCCCTGTTAGAAATTGCTCTCTATATATAGTA